ATGCCGCCGCCCTCGAACTGGAACACGCCGGTGGTGTCGCCCTTCGCGAATGCCTCCAGCACCCGCTTGTCGTCAAGCGGCAGGGAAAGCATGTCGATGGTCTTGTGGTGACGCTCGCGGATGTACTCCAGCGCCGTCTCGACCATGTCCAGAGTGCTGAGGCCCAGAATGTCGATCTTGATCAGGCCAAAGTCCTCGACCTTGGTCTTGTCCCACTGCACGATCGGCAGGGTGCTGCCATCCTTGTCACCGCGGGTGGACACCACGGCCCGGTTCACCACCGGCTCGCCGGCGACGACCACGCCCGCGGCGTGTTGCGACAGCGAGCGGTTGGCGCCCTCCAGGCGCAGCGCATAGTCCCACAGGATCGGCCGCTCGTTCTTGAACTTCTCGATGTCGGGCACGCGTTCGGCGGACTCGGTCAGGCTCAGCGAGACACCGTGCTCCTTTTCCATCTGCTTCGAGCAGGCGTACTCCCATGGATCCAGGTCATGCAGGCGCGCGGTGTCGCGCAGCGCCGACGCCGGGCCCAGAGTGGAGAAGTTGACGATGCCGGCAACGCGGTCGTGCCCCCACTTGTTGCGGATGTAGTCGATGACCATGTGGCGCTTGCCGGACATGAAGTCGAGGTCGGCGTCGGGAAGGTCCACGCGGTCGGGGTTGATGAAGCGCTCGAACAGCAGGCCGAAACGGATGGGGTCGATGTCAGTGATGCCCATCAGGTAGGCGACCAGAGACCCGCCCACGGAGCCGCGCCCGGGGCCGACGCGCACGCCGTTTTCCTTGCTCCAGTTGACGATGTCCTGCACCAGCAGGAAGTAGCCGCTGAAGCCCATCTTCTTCAGGACGCCCAGCTCGAATGCCAGGCGCTCCCGGTACGGTCCGTCCAGGTCCTCGCGGCTCGGGGCGTGGCCCCAGACCTCGCGACCGAAGCGTTTGCCCCAGCCGGCCTTCACTGCGGCCAGCAGCGCGGTGAACTCGTCGTCAGCCATCTTGGGCATGGTCGGCTGCAGCTTCTTGAAGACGAAGCTGCAGCCGGCCGGGATCAGCTTGGCGTTCTCGACCAGCGAGAGCACCCGACCGCTGCCAACCTGGTCGCGCAGCTTCTTGCACTCCTCCACCATGTCCTTCGCTGACAGCAGGCACATGTTGCGCACGTAGGGGCGCGGCAGAAAGATCGAATGGGCGGACGTGTTGCTGCTGATGGCGCGCAGCACGTCGGTGGCATTCGCGTCCTCGGGCGTGGCGTAGAACGCCGGCCGAGTGACGATCATGGTCTGCAGGTAGGCGTCGCCCACCTCGAACGCCTTGCGGTTCAGACGGTTGAACAGCGGCGTGTCCAGCGCCACCAGCTCGATGATGTAGTCGCGGCCGAACCGGGCGGACAGCTGCGCGCTGATCGAGGTGGCGTCCTCGCGGTGCCACAGGTTGTAGATGTCGCCGGTCGTGACGATCACGTCCTCCAGCGCCAGCACGTCGGCCAGACCCAGGCGGGCGTGGTAGTAGTAGTGCTCGGGCGTGAGCGACTTCGTGAGGGCCGCGAACAGACTCTGCATGCCCTTGTCGGACTTCACGTAGACCTTCAGGCGGTAGCCGCCGTTCTCGCGGTCCTTGAGCTTCGCCGTCGGATCGTCCACCACCTGGATGGTGCACCCGACAATGGGCGTGATGCCGGCCTTCTTGCATTTCTCGGCGAAGAACGGCATCGACGCGACGCTCATGTAGTCCGCGAGCGCGATGTGCGTGTAGCCCAGCTCCTTCGCGCGGTCGACGATCTTGCCGACCTGGAAGCTGGACTCGCCCAGCGAGAAGTCGGAGCGAACCGACAGTGCGATCTGCAGCGGATTCAAGGCGTCTTCTCCAGCGGCACGACGACACCCTTGAAGATGTCCGCGTACTTCACCGCGCTGCCGATTGACATCGGCACACTGAACCGAGGTGGAATGCAGTCGTCGTAGCGAACGCGTGCTTTTGGCCACCAGTGAGGCTCGTGCCCGCGGAGACCGTTGTGACAAAAGAAACCCATTCGCCCGAGAAGAAGCCAGATCTTGAACATTGTGTGTCAGTGGTGACTGAGTCTTTTCATGATAGTGCCCGCGTGGGGTTGGATGTGAAATGCAACGCCCCATTCAGCTCACAAACCAGTTGCCCGGCGAGGAAGATCGCCACCGCATCGGAGACCTTCACCTTGGCGCTACTGGGCGCCATGCCCAGCTCTGCCTGGAAGGCGAATGCCAAGCGCGCTCGGGACCATCCGCCCTCCAGCAGGGCCCGCACCATGATGTGTCGCCAGCCCTTCGCCGCGGGGTTTCGGCCCGCCTGCATTTCCGCACGCACGTGGTCGAACCAGCCACACTCGAAGCCCCGACGGATCTGACTCTGCACGCGCTTGGGCGCGGCGTCGATCACCTGCTGTTCGCCCGCGGTGATGCTGACGCGCGTGACGCCCCGGGTGCTCGCCGTGATCGTTCTGTCGGGGACCTCCCCACCCTGCTTCGCTGGCGAACCCTGCAGCAGCTTCGCTGCGAGCACAAGGTCCTGGCGTGCACGACGCACGCCAGCTTCATCGGGAAGCTTCGCCAGCACCCGACGTGCAACCGACACGCACGCCGCCGAGTGCGAACAGGCGCCACACGTTGTCGATGTGGCGCTGACGTAGACCGGAGAACCGTAGCAGGTGGGCGTCAAGCGGCTTTGTCCGAGAGCGTCTTGCGCAGGCCTCCGATGGGTGCCCACTGCACGTCGAACTTGGCGAGGATCTCGCGCTTGACCTGGCGCAGCTCTTCGCCAGCCAGACCGATCTCGGTACACAGCTCGCGAAGCTTGCGGCCACCGGTGCCGCGCTCCTTCTCGTCGAGCATCAGTGCCGTCACCAGGCGGCGAGCGCCCGGGGACAAGGATGCCAGGCGCTCACGCACGGCATCGCGGTGGTCGAGGCGGTCCTCTTCGGAATCATCCATCTGGTCGCCGGCCAGCAGCTCCAACGGGTCGCCCTCCGCCTCTGCGCCCACGACTTCCTCGTAGCTGACCAGGCCCAGCTCGGCACGCTCCTTCTCGGGCTTCTCGATGTAGGCGTTGAAGAAGCGCCACGCGACGGTCTGACAGTAGCTGGAGAAGTAGGTGCCGCGGTCGGCGGACCAGCTGCGAGCCGCCTGGACGTAGCCCAGGTTCAGCACGCTCATGCAGTCGTCCAGCTCCATGCCCAGCCCCATGGCCTCCACCCGCCGGAATGCCTTGATGGCCATGCCCTTCAACATGCCCTGGACGGACTCGTAGGAGCCATCGTTCGCGTAGCGCTTGTTCTTCTCCTCCCGAACGCGAGTGGTGCGCGGCTTCAGGACAACGACGGTGGGGGAAACTGCTTGCATGGGACTGATCCTTGAGTCGAAAAATTACTTGCCGAAAACGCGCTTGGCGACCTGGTCCGCGACTTCGCGGTCCACCGTCGACAGACGGTTGATGAAGGCCTTCTGCAGGCCCAGGTGGTAGTTGTTGTGGGCGTACCCGTACATGCCAGCGTTGATCAGCGAACGCGGCGAGATCGGGTTGGACAGCTTGGACGAGTCGAACTCCTGGCGCACTCGGGTGGCAAAGTCGACGAGCAGCTTCGCGTCCTCGGGCGGGATGTCCGACTGCAGGGCGACCAGTCGCTCCTCCAGCGCCTTCTCCATGTAGGGCATCTTCTCGACGATGCCGAAGCGCTCGAAGTTGGCGGCGTTCTGGATCGTGGTGCCCTGGTACAGGCCGGTCTCATCGCCCTGCCCGTTCGTGTTGCCCGTTGCGACGATGCGGAAGTCCGGATGCGGCTTCACGACCCGCATCGAGGTGTCAGCTTCCTTGATGAACAGCGGCTTGCCTTCCAGCACCGCCTGGTACACGGCGAGCACCTCCGGGCGCCCGAAGTCGTACTCGTCGGCGATGTACAGCCACCCGTACTTCATCGCCATGGGCAACGGCCCGTACTCGAAGAACGTGTGACCATCGCGCAGACGCCACCCGCCGACGATGTGCTCCTCTTCCATGTTGGCGGTGTGCTGCACACGCACGGTGGGGCGTCGCGTGCGTGCCGCGACCTGCTCGAAGATGGTGGTCTTGCCGGTACCCGAGTGACCCCAGAGGAACGTCGGGATGTTCATCTCCAGCCCGAACATCAGCGACTTGAGCACGTCCAGGTTGAAGACGTAGTTGGGGTCGACTGCCGGCACCATGTCGGAGAACTCGGGCGTGTCCGGCATGACGGAGATTTTGATCGGCTCGCCCTTGCTGCTGAGCGCCGCCTTGACCTTGCCCAGGCCGAAGACTTCGTGGAAGTTTTTCTTCATGGACGTGGCCACCGGGGTGGAAGATGTGTCAGTACTGACTGAGCTTGCAAGCGCTCGCTTTTCCAGCTCTGCCTTTGCGATGTCGCTCAGCAGCGGCGCACCGGGAAACTCCTTCTCGTAGTCCTTGAGGGTGTACCCCTCGGCGGCGTGGTCCTTCGCGATGTGCAGCTGAATCGAGTGGACCTTTGCGCCACACTTCATGCACTTGATCTTGGTGTCTTCCGTGGTGCCCTTGCTCATCAAATCCTCCGGTTCACAATGTTTGTCGCGGGGTTGCGATGGTTGAATCTTCGCCCCTACATCTTGGACATCATACAGTCAGCGCTGACTAATTGTTCATCACGAAAGAAGAACTTTCGTGAGTTGTGCCATGACGGTTGTCGGCAGGCTGCCCAGGTCGTCCAGCACGACGTGCTTGTCGTAGTAGTAGCGGACCGACTCCGTCTGAATCCCGATGCCGATGGTCTCGACCCCGCTGTCATTCAGGCGCTTCGCGGTCTTCTCCAAGTGCAGAGGCAGGCCCCCGCCGCCCGGGCAGCACGGTGCACCGTCGGATAGCACAATGAGCACCCGGCGTTCGCCGCGCTGCTGCCGAAGGCGATGCGCGGCCAGCGCCAAGCACTCGCCGTCGACGTTCTGCTGCAGCCACCGTGGCCGCTCAGTGAGGTGCGCAAGCCGGCTGATGTTGTCAGAGCTGAGCCGCTCATTGAACGGCTTGAACACCGGCACGTAGAGCGGCTCGTACCGCCCGTAGGAGGAGCCCGCGATGCCGCCATCAGCCCGCATTGCCGCCACGTACTCGCCAGAACTGTAGGTGGTGAAGCCCAGCACCTCGTACTGGACCTTCAGGCGTTCCAAGGTGCTCGCCAGCGCGAAGGCCGTGAGGCCTGCAGTCCCGATGCGGTCCCCATGCTGCATGCTGCCGGAGCAGTCCACCAGAAGGCTCACGACCGTGTTCTTGCCCAGCCGCTCGTAGCGACGACGGAACACGCGTTCGTCGCCGACCGCGGTCTTGTACAGCGCGCCGGGCGACAGCCGCCCACGCCGCTTCCCGCCCGACCAGCCACGCTTGTCCTCTGCCGCCATCGCACGCTCCAGGTGCTTCTGCATGCCAGAGATCATGTGCTGAGTTCGCTCGACCATCCGGGCTGCCGCGTCGGGGCTCGTCGCCAGTGGGCCAGGCTCGATGCGGTCCCACTCCTGCGAGAAGGTTCGGTAGTCCGCTTCAGTCATCTCCTTGCGAGCCTTCTTGGTCAGCTCATCGCCCATGGCCTTGTCGAAGTCCCGCTCCTCATCGAAAGCGGACCCCAGGTCTTCATGGTCTTCCTCGATGCCGGGATCGGGCAGCGCGTCCTCCTCGTCACCGCTGGCGACGCCAGCGGCTTCCGGCACACCGCGCGTGTCTCCGCCTGGACCTCCCATGCCCGCTTCATCGTCATCATCGGCGTCGAAGTCGTCACCCTCGCCTTCGCCGTCTCCAGCTTCATCGCCGCCGGCATGCTCTGTGCCCAGGCCAGGAGCCGGCGCTTCTTCCTCGCCCTCTTCCTCACCGGGCTCTTCAGACGGCGCCTCGTCTTCCCCACCTTCTTCGTAGCTGGGACCGGTCTCGGGTTCGGGCTCCGGCTCGGTGTCGTCGCTCGACATCGCGGCGTCGCCCTTGGATTCGCCTTCGCCAGGCTCGCGCCCACCCTCTTCGGCGGCGCTGGACTCGTGCTCCTCATCGCCATCATCGGCTTCGCTGCGGGTCTCGCACGCGGACGCCGACCCATCGCCATCCTCGGGCTCTTCCGGCTCTTCAGAAGCAGCTGGGGGCGGAGGCGGCGCCTTGGGCGCCGGCGCTGCGGGCTTCGGTTTCGGTGCCGGCGGCTTCTCTGCCAGCTTCGCGACAACTTCCTTCGCCAGGTCCAGACAGTCCTGACTGTTGGCGCAGCGTCCGATGCGCTCGACCAATGCCTCACCGATCTTCGCGCGGAACGGATCCAGCAGTGCTTGCACCTCGGGGTGTTCGCGCAGGAAGTCCACCGCGGCGATCTGGCCGCCCCACGCCCGGAAACCCACGACGAACGCGTAGCCCGCGGCTTCGGCCTTGTTGCCCTCCGCCAGGGCCTCTTTGATCTTCGGCTCGACGATGCGGTGCAGGTAGAAGCTACGAACGCTGTCCAGGTTCATCGAAGACCCGCGGAAGGTCTCGGACATCTTCCGCTCGATGAACACGTCCTCGATGATGTTCGCGACGTTGGCCACTCGCCGGCCGCACTTCTTGGCGGCGAAGAGCACCTTGTGATCCGAGTGCAGGGCGTGCCCCACCTCGTGGTCCAGGTAGCCCTGAATGGCGGCGATGAACTCGTCGCTCGCATCGTCCGGGATGTACGGCAGGTGCACCACCTCGATGCTGCCATCGGGGCGATAGGCGACGAACGCCTTCGTGCCCTGCTGCTTCACCCGTACCCGACGGCCAGTGAGCATGCTCACGATCTTGGCGATGGACTCGCGAACGACCTGAACGTCTTTCTTCACAAATGCCCTTTCGATCAATCAATGATCGAACTCTAAAAACGGGGGTTCGGATGCGGTGCGGGCGCTGAGGCCCACACCAGCCCTCGCGGGCTATGCTTGCGGCTTCGTGACCGTCAGAGCCAGCAGCTGTTCGCCCGGCCCTTGCACAAGGACCGTGTAGCCCACGGCTGATTCGAGCCAGGTGGCACGCATGCCCCCGACCTCCATCGTCTTGTTTTCCCCGGGGTGCGCCTCGAAGAGGTCTGCCGCGCACTCAGCACTGATTGCATTTCCAGCGATCATGGATTGTCCCTTGTGATCTAGTTTGTTTGTCAGTAGTGACTGACCCAACCGGGCGGGTTACTGTCTGAAACCGCTCATGCATTATAGGGAGAACGCCCCCGAAGGTTGCAGGGACTCCACTCAGTTTTGTGTGTCACTGCTGACCCCCTATTCCAGGGGTATTGGTGCTTTGTGGCATAGTTGGCGAAGTTTCTGGACTCAGTCAGCGATGACTGACGCATATAATGCCCCTGCGAGATCGGTATTAACACCGACATAGGGACATGAGCAAGTTTCGACTTGCACCACAGGAGCAAACCACGCCCTGAACAACCAGGGCAGAATTTGGAGGCTTGAATGAGCACATCACCCCGGGTCAGCGGACCCCACACCAATCTTCCGATGGCGGCATTTCTCACGGTGAAATTCGCCCAGACCGGCAAGACGAACATCGAACTTGCCTCGGAGATCGGGTACGAACGCCCGAACGTGATCGCGATGCTCAAGACCGGCGCCATGCGGCTGCCAGTCAACCGCGTCCATGCGACCGCGAAAGCCATCGACGTTGACCCTGTCTTCCTGCTGCGCAAAGTGCTGCTGGAATCAGCTCCTGAAATCTGGGACGGAATCTACGCCGTGCTGGGCGACCGGATGGTCACCGACAACGAAATGAAGCTGATCAACGCGATCCGCAAGTTGCAGGACGAGCAAGACATCGACCTGACCAAGCAGCCCGAGTTCATGGATGCCATCAAGCCGGTGGTGAAGAGCATCGCCAAGACCGAAGCCGCGAAGGACAAGGGCACGCTCGAACGGGTGCAACGTGAGAAGGACAAGAGAGCCGCCGGCGCTCGCTGACCCCACGCTTCTCAAACGACAAGGGCGCCATCGGCGCCCTTTTCTTTTGCCCTACAGCTTGCCAGATCGAACCTCATCGACAAGCTGCAAGAAGCTCGCGCTGTCAGCTCGCCGATCAATGCGGGCGATGGTGCTGTATCGGTTCACCAGCGCAGGCCAGGTGCAGCCGAACGCCGCCTCAATGCCCGGCTGCAGCTCCAGCAGCGGGCAAGCGATCTTCTCCGTCGCCCACTCCCAGAACACGTAGGGCAGCCGGATGTGTCTGGTTGCCGCTGCAACCGCGAGCACCTCGCGAGCCAGGCCCTGCCAGTTCGTCTTGCCTGCTTCCACCCAGGTCAGGGCCGCCACTTGTTCCGGCGACATCCGCGCCTCAAGGGCGAACAAGCATGCGCCCCGGCGGGCTTCACTGAGCTTGGCCAGGCCATCGACCAGCTCGTCAACGTAGAAGCGCTCCTCGGGCGGCGTATGCAGCACCAAAACCGACAGGTCGGTTCCATCGTTGGACTCGATGGTGGTCAGAATCGCCTGTGCCTGCAGGCGGTCGATCAGGTCGACGGCCTCCTCCCGGAAGCCCATCAGTGCCGCCCTGGCGTAGAACATCTGGATCTCCGTCTCGGAGATCTTGTCGGCCGGCCGGGACCACAGACGATCCTGCCCCAGGGGCGAATTCCCCAATGCATCGCCGAAGTTCCCGATCTGTCTCAAAAGCATGCGTGCCCTCCAGACGAACCATTGTAGGGGCGGCTGAAAAGACAAAGCCCCGAGACAGTGGCGTGTCTCGGGGCTCTTTTTCATGGCGACTCTTCGGGGGTCGCCACGGTCTACTTGGAAGGGTGCCTGATTCTAGCGCCTCTGCGGGCTGTCACACAGCTGCCAGGATGTCCTTCGCAATCTGCGATGGCTGCTTGCCATTCTCGTTGTCAACCTTCATGCCGTAGCGGTAGCTGTGGTGCGAGCCGATGAACCACCCGAACGCGTCCCGACGCCAACGCACTTCATCGGTGAGCATCAGCGCCAGACGCTCGGCGTAGGGCCCCACCGCCTCCTTACCGATCAGCATGTCACCTGCCAGGCGGGAGACCCAGCGCCGCGCTTGCTCCTCCGGCCCGCAATCGACCCAGACCGCGAGGGTCTTGTAGTCCTGCCTCCAGGCGTACTGGAGAATCTGTTCCGCCCCATGCGGGTCGACCACGATCACGACGTGCTGACCAGCGCGGTAGGCCGTGTCCAGAGCGGCTTTCGACATGCCGTAGCGGTTCGTGCCGAACTCCACCTTCTCGACGAATGCACCTTCAGCGTCCAGCTGGTCGAATCGCTGCGGCGACACGAAGTGGTACTGGTTGCCATCGACCTCGCCGGCGCGGGGTGCCCGCGTGGTATGGCTGATGGCTCGACCGCATCCCAGCGCCTGCAGCTGAGCTTCGATGGTGGACTTGCCCGCGCAGGTCGGGCCGGTGAGCGTGATGATCGCCATGTCAGGCAGCCTTCAATTCGTTTTCGTCGCCGAACTGGTCCATCCAGTACTCGACGCCGTCCATCAGAACCTGCTGCTCGCGCAGGGGCAGCGGCACGTCCTCGAAGTAGTGGGTGGACAATCGAACTCCTTGCCGGGTGACAGTGAGCACCACCCCCTGCTTGGCCAGGTTGCCGTTCACGGCGCGGAGCACCAGTGCTTCATCGGTGCGAAGGACCAGCCAGTTCTCAGGGAAGACCAGCAGCTGGTCGTCGATCTCCAGAACGAACGGAGCGACGGCGCGCTTGCGCGTCAACCAGGCCCAGATGGTGCGAAGGATTCGCATGTGTCTCCCGTGTTATGTGTCAGTACTGACTGATTATAGGGAGAGCACACGCCCCTTCGGATCTACGCTGGCGCGGGTGCCTTGCTGGCCAACTCATCGATCCGGCGCTCGATCTCTGCCGCGCTGAAGTGCGTGACCATCGCGAGCGTCGTGATGAGCTGGATGTAGCGCGGGTCGCCCCGTAGGCCGGCCTGGATGGCGGTGTGTGCCATCTTGGCCAGCTCTTCGTCGGAGTACTTCGGTTGCGTCACGCCGGGACCGCTTCGCGCTTGACGCCCGCGGCAGCGTCGAACTGGGCGATCACCTGCTCCAGCGAGTCAGCGACCGTCTTGTCCGTGCGGAACGTTGCCTCGACCAGGCGCGGCAGGAACAGCGAGTGCAGCGGGTTGCTCTCGGACGGCTTGAGCACCAGGTTGGCACGCACGGCGTAGATCCGCTTCAGGAAGCTCTCCGGGTCCTTCTCGATGGCGTCACGCATGGCCTCGTTCTTCACGGTCACGTCGACCTCCAGGCCACCGCAGCTGGTGCGCATCTTGATGGAGCCCGGCCGGCCTTCGTTCTTGGTGTCGGGCTTGCCCGGCACGATCTCGACGGCCACCAGGTCCACGTCGACCTCCAGCTTCAGCTTCACCTGCTCCTTGCTCGTGCCGTCCTTCCAGATCGCCGTGGGCAGCTTGCAGATCGTGCCTTCCTTGCCCTGCTGGAGCATTTCGGCACAGTGCTGCATGGCTTCGGCCTTCGAGCGCACGATCCGGGTGTCGATCACGCGGGCCAGGCCGTTCTTGGCCGTCAGGCCCGCTGCCGCGAACTGCTTCAGCAGCAGCGCCAGACGGGTCTTGTAGGGCACCTCGTGCTTGCCCTTGGCCTGGACTGCTGCGAGCGGGATCTGATCCCAGGCGTAGAAGCGCACCTCTTCGCCCGCTTCGAGTTCACCGCCCGATGCCAAGCGGTTCAGCACCCCGTTGCTCTGTTCGCGGGGCAGCAGCTCTCCGTTCAGGAACACGAGCAGTTCGCCATGCGTCTGGGTGTCGACGTTGAGCACGCGCTCCAGCTCCGCCTCCAACGCCCACATGCAGCCCAGGGGATATGGCGTCCCCTGGCGAGTCGTCATGCTGATCACGCCGGCCTTCGACTTGTTGACGTTGACGAACGAGCCGTCTGCCTTCTCCTGGCTGATCATGCCCTGCTCCCACGGCCAGCTGGCGAAGTCCGACTTGTCCGGCAGGCTGCAGCGCATGTAGGGGTACTCGGGGAACGTTCCGGGCGCGACGCGGTTCACGGTGCCCTCGGTGAAGCCCGCCCGCATGTCCTTCAGCAGGATGCGGCGGAACAACGTCGAGCTGGACTCATCCAGCAGGTTGACCATCTTCTGGACCTGTTCGCGTGCCAGGTTGCCGCTGATGGTTCCGTCGGCCAGGCCGGACAGCAGCGCCCAGGCGAAGGGCTCGGCCAATGAGTTCGCGCCCGGCGCAAGACCCGGGGTCTTGTTGGGCACGTCGCCGAAGCCGTAGTTCTTGAACCGGTCGTACGCGGCGATGACCACCTTGGCGAAGAGCGGGAGACCCATGCCCTGCTTGACCAGCGCCTCCTTTTCCTTCTTCGAGCTGGTCGCGGCAATGGCTTCGACGAGCTTGAGCACGCCGTCCGGGGTGTTGGTGTAGAACATGGATCCTCCTCAGGTTTTGGATACAGCGCGCTCGGCCGCCAGGCGGCGTGCCATCTGCGCAGGGGTTTCGCCCGCTCGGGCAATGGGAATCACGGCCGGAGCCTTGGGTGTGGTGTTGACGACATCCGCGTAGCTGCCGGCGTCGCCCAGCGCATCGAGCGCGTCCCGCCGGCGTGCGGCCTTGGGCTTCTTGGGCGCGTCCCAAGTGCTCACCCAGCGCCGGGCCGCCTCCACGGCGCCGACGACTGCACCGCGGGCGACGAAGTACAGCGCCCGGCCGGCAGCGATCTCTTCGTCACGCATCTTTTCGGCGACGCACTGGCGGCACCCCAGTGCCGTGTTGCAGGGCGCCCAGTCCGCCGGCATCCGGGCGGAGCCCTTCACGACGCTGATGCGGTTCAGACAGGCCGCGTAGCTCATGCTCTGGCCGAGGGCAGTGCAGGAGAGGGTCAGCGCGTTCTTGCCAGATGCGCTGACATCGATTGTTTGTGTGTCAGTCATGACTAACCTTTCACCACGAACCGCGGCCCGGTTCAAGCAGCTCCATCAACTCGGCGTCGAGTTCATCGACGACCGTCGTCAACGGGATGGGTTCATCATCGGTGGGCGGGCTCGGCTCGTCATCGGACAGTGAAATGCCGGCGGCGATCAGGCCCATGGCCGAGAGGATTGCATGCGCGTGCGTCGCCCCGAAGTTCTCCTTCAGGTACCGCGCCAACATGTCCAGACCGCGCAGGTCCAGGTCCTTGCGGCCATGAAACCGATAGTCGCCCTTCGTCTTTGCAGCGATGGCCTCGTCATAGCCAACCCCCAGAACCTTGACATTGCCGCCCAGCACGGGGCGTGCGAACGCCTCGGTTCCGGAGAGCTTGCCGTAGTGGGCAACAACGACGCGCCGCCCAGCGGATGCACCCCCGGTGTCGACGCCCGCAATCTGGAAGACTTGATAGAAGGCGTTCCGACTCGTGGTGTTGGTCAGCCAGGATCGTTGGATGGAAAATTGCATAGGTCCCCTTGGGGCAACAAAATCATTATTGGGAGTCTCGCTCTCCCATGTCGGATCTGGTCTACGCCCCTTCGGCTGCCCGCATGCGGGACGCTTCGGCAGCAAGGCGGATTGCGGTCAGTCGGTCAAGCGTCGTGGCCTGGAAAATCCACTGACGCACCAGCTCGGGCGGCACCGGTTCGTTGTCAGGCCCCTGCGCTGGGTCGTAGCCCATAGGGATGCGTGCAATGCGCACGGTGAGCCCCAGCGCCAGCAGCTGCAGACCTGCCTTCACGGCCTCTGCCAGCGCCTTGCCCTCGCCGTCCCACATGATCGTGACGACGCGCAGCCCGCGCGTCTTCAGCTCGGCGAACTTCGCGATCTGCCCGTCCGGCCCGGCGCTGAGGTGCATGCCGAACGTCGCCACCGGCAGCATGCCCTCGCAGCTGGCGGCGCCCGTAATGGCCTGGTAGATGCCGATGGCGTCGAAGGCGCCCTCCCCCACCACGGCATGCGTGTGTCGCCCCTGCTCGAAGGTGTGACCGTTGTACAGGTGGCTTCCGGCCACCGCGTACCCCACGGGGAACATGTACTTCGGCTCCTGGGTGCCCGTGATGTCCCGACCCTGGAACGACACCAGCCGGCCGTCGAGATCGGCGATAGGGATGATCACGCGCCGGTCGAAGTTCATCCACTTCTGGGTGCCGTCCGCCAGCTTGTAGCCCCACCAGCCGCCCTTGCAGAAGGACAGGTTGAACCACTGCGCCGTCTCGACGGTCACGCCACGGTTCTGCAGGTACGCCAGGTTGCGCCCATCCGGGGACGGGATGGGCTTCAGCTTGCTGGGCAGCTCCAGATCCGCCTTCACAAGCTCCACGCGCTCGCGCTTGGGCATCCAGCCCTGGTCTTCTGCCGTCGCTTTGATGTGCGCGTCCAGCTCGCCGCCCGACAGGCCGCTCACGGCCCGAATGAGCTTGAAGCGGTTGAACTTGAATCCGCACGCGCCGTGAAAGCAGTTGCCCAGCCCGGTCTCGGCGTTGATGTAGGTCTTGCGCCCACCTTCGCCACACACCGGGCACTCGTGCAGGTTCAGCTGCAGGCCGCGCGTCCCGTAGGACGGCGTGAAGTCGATGCCGGCACGCTCCAGGTAGTGCTCGACATCGATCTTGGCCAGGGCGCTGTCCAGCTCCTCGCGACGCGGATCAGCGCCGCGGGAACAGACGAACATCGTCATGATCAGCGGCTCTTCAACAGCCCCAGGGCGATCTGCTCTTCACGTGAGAGCTTCGCCAACGCCTTGAGCTTCAGCTCCTCCCGCGCCTTCTTCTCTTTCTGGTCGAGGTCGACAGGATCAGGGTGCTTCAGAACGTAGACATCGGCGCCGAGGGTGATGGCCAGCTCCTTCGCCACCCTGCCCGGGCCGCCGTACCAGCCCTTGCCCTTCGAGTGCTGTTCAGCGACAGATGCGTGCGAGAAGTATCCGACCAACTCGTCAGGTGCACGGCGGTCGTCCCCGCCGCCGTACACCGCATAGATCTCCAGAAAACCAGCGTCCATCAGTCCTCTCCCACAATTGCCTTGATGAACTTCGCGCGATCAATGTCCTGTTCGATGCGAAGCGTGAAGCCGGAGCGGCCATTGCGGACGGCGGCGAAGTAGATCCGCGCCTGCCCCATCTTGACCTCTTCTTCTGACCGGTTGATCGAGAGAATGATGTCTGCGATGCGGACCTTGTTGATGTCCTCTGCGATGTCCGTCATGGTCGCGACGGCCTTCTTTGCGCCCTCGCGATTCGTCTGCGTGGCGGTCAGCAGCGCGAAGCCCTCTTGCATGGCCAGGCCGCGCAAGTTCACGTAGACACTCTTGCTGTTCTCCTGCACGTTGTCCGTGACCCGCTCCGGGGCCATCAGGTCCGCGTAGTCGATGATCACGAGGTCGAACGTGATGCCGTTCGCCTTGTAGTGCTCGACCAGGCGACGCAGGTCGCTCGGGCGCATCGTGCCCGTCGGGTACTCGTGAATGATGAAGGGGGCCGCCTTCGCCATGAAGGCGTCGACCTTCTCCTGCACCTCGTTCGGATGCGCGCCCAGCTCGAACATGGCCCGGTCGGCGATGTTCGCGTCCATGCGCTCAGCGATGATCCCCGCGGCCACCTCAAGGGTGACGTAGAGCACGCGGTAGCCGGCGGCGATGGCGTTGATGCCGAAGGTGATCATTGCCATGGACTTGCCCGCCTTGGGGCCGCCCATCAGCACGGACATTTCGCGCCGGCCCCAGCCCTTGTGGTACAGGTACTCGTCCAGGGCCGGGTAGCCCGTGGTGATGCCTGTGGGCGGCCGGATGCCCGCTGCACGGTCCTTGCGGTCCTGTGTGCGCAGCTTCGCCATTTCGGCGTAGTCGTACGCGCCCGTGTTGAGCACCACGCCGGTGTCGCCCGCCTTGCGGATCAGCGCGACCGCGGCGTCGACATCGCGCTTCTCGACCAGCGTGACCGAGTCGAAGATGGCCTTGGTGACGGCCTGAATGCGCGCGAAGGTCGCGACCTGGTCGGCCACGTACTCGCGGTCGGACACGTCCGTCTCGTAGATCGATGGGATGATCGCGATGGCCATCCTGGCAAGCTCTGCCGGGAGCACCTTCTCGCGAATCGCGTCCTTCATCACGGACGCGAGCGTCGTCTTGTCGCCAGGCGCCTTCTTGTACTTTGCGAAATACCCCGACACCACCCGCACGAGAGCGGAATGCCCCGCGTTCTCGAAGAACTCGGGGCGAATCAGTCCGTCGGTGACCTGAGCGAACTGGGTGTCACGGATCAACAGGGCCGTGATCTTTTTCTGAAAGTCGGCGTCGAACTCATAGGTCGGCACCACTTCCTCTTCGACCGCGGCCGGCACTGCTGCCGACACGGCCATGAATCAGCTCCCCTTGTGCAGAATCACCGATTCGATGCCGTGCTTGTAGTAGATGCCTTCGAGGCCCATGAACTCGCCCTCGTCGTGGCGCAGCGTCACCGTGAACTTGTCACGGCGCACGATCACACCGCGCACATCGTCACTGTTCATCAGGCGCAGCGTGACGGGCGTCGCGTTCATCTGCGCATGCTCCAGGTCACGGTCGTGGCCCTTCGCGACGAACGGCTTCTTCGCAGGCCGCTGCACGCGGCCAGCCTCGTATTGCGGTGCAACCACGGGGCGGTTCAGATGGGTGATGTTCGACGGAATGGTGTCGCTCACAAAGACTCCTGGATGATGAAAATCGGGCAAGTCGCCCGGTGACCGCTTCATTATAGGTACTCAGTCAGTGCTGACTGATTCATCCAAGCCGGGAAGCGGCTGCTTCTGCGAGCGCGGCCACTTCTGCGCCCCATGCAGACTCCGCGAACGCGGCAGAAAAGTAGCCCTCCTTCAGCATGCGACCGATCAGGCCGGGGCGGGCGTGCGGCACCCGGGCGTCGATCTGCATGCGGATGTACTCGCGGTGTCGAGCGACTGCCGGCGTCTCGGGAGCGCCAGGCCTGAACTGCTCGGCCTGGCTGAATTGCAGCTGGCGCTCGAATCGCTCCTGCCACGCGTCGTTCACATCCAGCTCGAACTCTTCGCCGTACAGCTGGTTGGGTCGCGGGAAGCGGCGGAAGTAGCGCTCCAACGATCTGCGGGCGGCGAAGTCGAGCACGAACGGATAGGGCAGCCCCATTCGGTCTGCCGCCTGCCGGGCGAGCCACATCGAGGTCATGTCGCGGCTCGCGAAGATGTCGTCGGGACTGAATGCCCTGGCGTCCTCCGCGCTGCGCATGTCGATGCATCGCTCGTAGTACGCCCGGGTTGCCTCCACATAGTGGTGCGCGTAGCAGTAGGTGGCCGTCACCGGGTGCATGTGCTGGTAGTCGAACCACCTCAACTCAGTCAGGCTCGCCTCGATCTCGCGGTGCGCGGGGTCGATCCGGAGCCCTCGCACCTCCAGGTCAACCGCACTCAAGTCATCGCCGTAGAACCTCATTCGCCATCGCCCCTTTTAAGTTGTTCTCTTCCCTTTCACTGTAGGGAGTGATTAAACCTAGGGACCAGCAGAAATCGCTAATTCCCGCCTCAGTGACGGGTCCCGGAGGGAGAGGAAGCCCGGTACGTGCTGAGTATGGCCTTGCACAGGCGCGACCGCATCACATCCTCCAGCTCGAAGCGCATGATCGCCACACCATCGATGTCCTTGCAGCGGCGGACCGCGTCTGCCAGGCCCGACTCTTCCACGTCGACCTGGTCGGTGTCGCCGCACACGATCACCTTGCAATTCTCGCCAATGCGGGTCAGGAACATCTTCATCTGCTCGGGCGACACGTTCTGCGCCTCATCGAGGATCACCCAGCAGTCGTTGAAGGTCTCGCCGCGCATGAACGCGAGCGGGGACGGCTCGATCTTCCCGTTCTTCAGCGCGCAGTCGTAAGCACCGCGGCCCAAGCGCTCGACGAAGACCTTCTCCAGCGGCTTCAGGTACGGAGCGAACTTCTCCTCGATCTCGCCCGGCAGGAAGCCGAGGGACTCGCCGGCTTCGACCGCGGGGCGCGTGATGATGACCTGGGTGGTCCGCTTGTCCACGAGCGCATCGGCGGCCAGCGCCGTGGGCATGTAGGTCTTGCCCGTGCCGGCCGGGCCGATGGCGAAGATCAGCTCGCTGGTCTGGATGATGTTGCGGTAAACGGCCTGCGCTTCTGTGCGCGGCTCGATGCGCGGTCGCTGACCGCTTCGGTGTTGAGTGACGACTGAGTCTGGCTCGTAGGCTGGAGACTTCGTTTTTGTGCGTTGTTCTTTGTCGCTTCTTCTTGCCATGGTGGCCTTCGTCAGTCGTCAGATCGAGAATAGCATGACTCAGTGCTGACTGACTATCTCATTTTTTTCAGGCACACGCACGACCCGTTCGCAAGCCCCTCCCCCTCAAGTGAGGGGCCTCATCGTCTCGCGCAAGCGCTAGGCTCGCGACTTTTGGGAGACAACATGCGCACACTTTTTGTGGCCGCCATCGTCGCGGCAAGCGGAGCCGTGAACGCGGCCGACATCAGCATCGCCGTCAGCAACGTTCAGACCGCGCTGGTTGACCTAGCTCCGGCCGACGGCATTGACCCTACTCTCTCGTTACCTTTAGGCGACCTTGCAGCCTTCGCAACGGGCTTCAGCACCCTCGACACGTCTATGCCTGTGTTCTCGCTTCTGGGCTCGATTGGGGCCCATTCCGAGGCGCGTGTGGGGTTCGACTTCAGCTTGTCGCTGACTGTGCCAAACAACGAAGACGCGTATGCGATTTTTCGACTCGACTCCGCCTGTCTGGGGTCGTGCAAATACCCGGGCTGGGTGGGGTTAAACACTGGCCTGCTGCCTGACACGGTCGGCCCGGGATTCACCACGCGCACTCGGGACTATCACGCCGAGCTGGTGCTGACGAACGACCTCGACACCGATGGCGCCTTCAGCGTGATGTACACCCACTACTTCTTCATGGAGAAAGGCTCCGTACCGTCGCCGGTGCCGGAGCCTTCCACCTACCTGCTGATGGCAGCCGGCTTGGCCGCCATCTCTTTCGTCAGACGAAGCAGCCGATGCTAGGCGGCGACGACTGCACAACGTCCTCGAAGTCCGTCGAGAAGGCCGTGGCCAGGCCCACGCCGGTGCCAGCTGCCTTCAGCGGAGACCCGATCTGCGGCCGGTAGTTGCCGCCGGCGAAGTCCACCAGGTTCGCCGCGCCCTGCCCGCCACCGGCGTTCTGGCCGGTGGCAGAGTTCAGCGTCGAGTGCGAGTAGTTCACCGCGCCAGCTGCGTTGCCGTTCGGCTCCCAGCGGATCGGGTTGGGGTTCACGGTGTCGAACCAGTTGTTCTTCATCGTGAGCTGCCCACTGTCGAACCCCGCTTTCTTGAGGAAGACGTACGAACCGGAAACGCCGCCCTTGAACAGGTTGTTGCTGAGATTCACGTTGGACATGTTGTCTCCCAGCTGGAGGTAGCCTGAAGAGCCACTCAGCGGGAAGATGAACGTGTTGTTGTGGATGTTCAGCCCGTTCGTCAAGGTGTCCAAGGTGTCGCCGAGACGACGCCCCTGGAACGTCACGTAGGACGTGCAGTTGACCACCAGGTTGTTGTAGATCCAGTTGTCGACGCCGCACGAGATGTCGAACGGTTGACCGTTGCCGGCTGCCCAGTAGCCCATCTCCACGATCTTGTTGTGATGCGCGTACATGCGGGTGAAGTTCTCGGCCGTTGCGCTGTAGCCGTCGTTCCACCCGATGCCGTCGCAGCACCGGTACATGAAGTTGTAGGAGATGTCGCAGTCCGTGACGTTGCCGCCATGGATGATCAGCGCGTGATTGCCCTTGTTCGGACCTGTCTGGTAGCAGTAGTTGAGCTTGAAGACGAAGTGATCCAGGTCATTGACGTAGACGTTGTGCGAGAACGTCATGTCGCGGCCGTTGTCCCAGAACGTCGACTTGATGATCCGGATGTACGAGCCCGTGCCATCCACACCCGCGCCGGCCCCGCCCCACGTGCAGCAGTCGTGCACCTCGCAGCCGATGATGTCGACCGGGAAGTTGTAGCCTGCAGTGCCGCGAACGAATCCGCCGTAGCCGATCTGGATGCCGTTGCCCGTCGAGCCACGCATCTCGCAGTACATGTACTTGACATCGCCGCGGCGGCTGCTGAGGCCGGTCAGCGGGGTCACACGGCGCGAGCCGCCGGTGTTGCCGATCACACCGGAGCCACCGTTGTTCGTCGTGAACGTTTCGCTGTTCACGAAGTCGGCCGCGGTGCCCACCTTGAGCACGTCAAACGACAGTCCGCTCGGGTGCTTCCAGATCACCTGGAACTGCGCCGCGGTGGTCGTGTCGCCGGTCATGATGTCGCCGACGTTGACGCCGGTCGAACTCGCGATGGCAACCTGCCAGGCCTGGATCTGGTCAAAGGCGATGGTGCACAGCCGGGTGCCGCCTTCCCAACCCATGAAACAGTAGGCGTCCGTGGTCGCCATCGTGTTGCCGTAGTTGTTGCGGTAGCGCACCAGCGGGCGGGGGCCCGACCCGTACGAGCCGAAGAAGATGCGGCCGTGTCCGGTGCCGCCGCTGTTGGGATCGGTCCAGCCGGTCTTCGTCAGCTGAGCGCGCAGAGCGCCGTCCCACTCGCCGCCGCGCTTGAGCAGCACGACGCTGTACACGTCCAGACCGACGCCGGGGAATGCACCGTAGGTCTTGGGACGCAGCTCATTGAGCGTGGAGAAGGGGCTGGCCTTCGCCGTTGCCGGGTTGGTCGACGCAACGCCGGTGCCGGGCGTGGCAGCCGGGTCCACGTAGACGAACTGCGAGCACGGCCACCAGTAGTTGACGTTCGAGACCGGATTGCCGACGTTGAAGTCGATGTCGGAGATGTAGTAGTTGCCGCCGGAGGTGACGACATCGCCGAACTTGTAGATCGTCCCTGCGCTGTAGGGGACGGCATCGACGGTGGGGTCCTGCGTGCGCGAGCCCGCATCTGTCGGAGCGCCGTACCCCAGCGCCATGGTGTAGTCGTTGCCGGATGAGCCGACACCGCCGCCACCTGCAGACGCCACGATGACAGAGCCGGTGTAGATGGGGCCCAGTGAGCCCGCGCCGTTCGTGTAGATCGTGCCGCGACGCACAGCATGCGTCACGTCGGCTCCCGCCGGCGTGTAGGCAGCGCTGGTCGCCCCGGAGATGTCCGCGCCGTCACGCTGCCACTGGTAGGTGGGGGTGATCGTGGGCGAGCCGTAGACATACGGCGCCTCGACCACCGTCAGGGCCACGCCCTCGGTGGCCGCACCCGACAGGGTAGGACCACCGAGGGGGAGGCGCGGGGCCTCCGACGTGGGCTTCCGCTTGCCGCGGTTGAAGTGACCAGCGACGCCCAGCATTACGCGATCCCCGTGAGCGCGCCGCCGAACAGGCCGGTCGACTGCAGCACCGGCGCCACCGGCGTGGTCGCGCCGTTGTTGCAGCGGAAGAGCAGCGGGTAGATCTGCGCGCCGATGTCGGGCAGCTTGCCGCCGGTGTTGACCGTGCCGCCCGCGCCGTCATTGGTGAGCGTCACGAACGCAACGCTGTTGGCCGTGCGGTTGTAGAGCCACATCTCGGCCTTGCGGTTGGCGCCAGGCGTGTACTTCAGCTGGAAGTCGTACACCGTGGCAGCCGCGTCGTTGGCCGGCGCCGGGTTGCCCTCGAAGCCCGCGCCCAGGCTGGTGCCCAGGAAGGCGGCATTGGCGGTCGCACTGTTCGCAATCGGCCGGTAGTACTGGTCGGTCGCGTCGGTGTAGAAGCCCAGGCAGTTCGTCAGGTACTGGCTCGGGATGAGCGTGTTGCTGAGCGAGGCGCCCTGCTGCCAGCTGATGCCGATGAAGTTGCGGCCACCGTTGGTGCCGCTCCAGGTTTGGCCATCGGTGATGGCGAACACGCAGCGGAACTTGTAGACGGGCTCGGTTGCACCGGTGCCGCCGATGTAGCCGGTCTGCACGCCCGGCCGCCATGCGATGTAGTCGGTCGCGGCAGCAGCCGTGAACTTCAGGCGGTGGTAGTAGCCGAGACCGCCCAGGGACGACGTGCTCGGCGCGCTCAGGGTCGGGGCGCTGGTGCCCACCGGAGCGGTGTTCAGCATCATGAACCCGGTCATCGTCGTCGAGCCGGGGTACTGCGGGTAGATGCCGAAGTTGCCGTAGCCGCTGGTGAAGTCGGGCAAGCCGCCACCGCCGCCACCACCTGACGCGGCGATGCTCACCGTCTGCGTGCCGGAGTTCGGCGTCAGCGTGACGTTGGCGCCCTGCTGCAGGATGGCGGCGACGCGGGCATAGACCGCAGCGTTGAAGTCTGAGATGGCAGCTGCCTGAAGGGTGCCCAGCTGGCCAGCGACCACGTAGACGTTGGTCTGCTCCATGATGATGGAGCCCAGCGCCTTGGCGCCGCTGGAGGACAGCTGGCCGTCGATGCTGGAAACGCCCGAGGTACCGTCACCTTGGAACGTGACGTTGCCGCCCGACATGGCGACCGAGTGGAACCAATCGCACCAGAAGCCTGCGGACAGACCCACCGGGATCGTCACCGTGCAACCGCCCGTGTTCGTGAAACGCAGCAGCCAGGAGCAGTCGGCGTCCAGGATCGTGTAGGTCGCCGCCGAAATGGACTTGATGCCCTTGTACTTGTCGGCCTTTGTGGCAAAGGTCGCAGCCAGCGCCGCGGCGTCGGAATAGCCCAGGGCCGTCGGTGCTGCGGCGGTGCCGCCCAACGCGCCGGCGAGGCGCACGTTGCCGTTCACCGAGGACGTGGCGTCCTGCTCGGTGTTGTCGATCTTGTCCCAGCTGGAGCCGTTCGAGACGATCCAGTCGCCGACTTGCCAATCGGTGATGCCGTTGACGTTGGTCGCGCCGGCAACGCTGACCTTGTAGTACTGGCCCTTGTTGCCGGTGGCAGCGACCGGGATGGTCGGGGTGTTGGTCGAGGCGTTCCAGGTGCCCTGGTATGCCATGGCACCGGTGATCGAGGACGGCAGTTGGCCGGCCGGCACCTTGCCGTCGTTTCCGAGCGTGGCAACACCGTTGGCCGCACCCTTGTCGGTCGCGGGAATCGCGCCGACATCGGCCGCCGTGGGCATTGCGTGAACGTGGTCCTCGTGCGAGGCCGCGACGGCAACGCCGGCAGCGGCGACACCGAGAGGGCTCGGGGTGGCGGTGCCCGTCGCGGCGCCGCCACCACCTCCACCACCGCCACCCGAGGAGGGAGCGGTGCCTGCGTACTTGGTCAGACTGGTCGTCATTTATTCTTTTCCTTATGTGTCAGTACTGACTCACGTCCTTAGATGGACATGATGGCCGAGACTTTGGTGGCGCTGCCCGTGGTGCTCACGAGTTCAGCCCGGAAGAACTCCCACTTCCAATAGATCTCCTCCGCCTCGCTGGGCGTGCCGTTGCTGATGTCGAACGTGCCGATCAGGTGCGGGAAGCGGGGGTCGTTGGCGCCATAGACCTTGACCTGCGCGGTCCAGGTGCCAGAGTTCGAGGAGCCGGCGACCTGAACGGAGCGCTTGCCGTTGGTCTCGGCGGAATCGCCGGCTCCCTTCCATTCACCAAAGCCGAGATTGGTCTGGTCCAGGAGCAGCTGCAATTGGGACATGGGGTTTCTCCCTCTTATTCTTATGTCCCCGCATTGTGTGTCAGCGCTGACTGAGTCGTCAAGGCAACGGACGTGCCTGCGGCAGCGCGATGCGCGTCTCCGGGGTGACCATCTCATCGGGCTGGCGGGTGTACCAGACGCCACCGGACACAGCGAAGTCGGTGACCGGCACGTAGTCGAAGTTGACCTGGCGCGTCTGGGTGTCGCTGTTCGCAATCATGAAGCCCATGTGCCACTTCTCACCCGAGCAGTAGCTGGCGTCCCGGCGGTGTCCGCAGCCCAGCTGGTGCCACTCGAAGGCGCCGTAGACCGGACTGAAGTCGGGCCAGCTGATGTGCTTGTGGTGGTGCCCATTCACGCCCGGCAAGCCCATGCGACGCCCCTCGGGGAAATGGTGCACCAGCAGGCAGTCGTCGTAGATGATGTAGTTGCGGCCCAGCTCCTTGGTGATGTCGCGCTCACGGTAGGCGGCCAGGTCAGCCTTGGCGTGGTAGTTCACCTCGAACCGGTCCAGGCCGAACAGCTGGCGAATGGTCATCCCGTGCAGCTCCGCCAGCACGACCTTCAGGGCGGGCGTCTCGTCACTCAGGTGACGCAGCATGCGGAACTCGTGGTTGCCTTCGAGGTAGTCGAACTGGGCGTCCGGGATCACCTCGCGCACATCAGCGCAGAAGCGGTGCATCTCGCGGATGCGTCGGGTTGGGTTCCATTCGCGCGGGTCGACCGAGTACTTGCCGAACTCAGGCAGGTCCATGCCGTCGCCACCGATGCAAAAGGCATCCGGCTGCACCCGGCGCACGGTGTCGATGAGCACGCGGCGGAAGAACGGATCCATCTCCTCGTCGTGCAGGTCCGAGCAGATGATGACCGTCTTGAAGCGCTTGTTGTTCGGGCGCAGGTACTTGTCGCCGTAGTTCGCCCGCTCCTCGTTCGCCTTGCGGTAGTGGTCGACCGACGCATGCTTGGCGATGGCGCGCTCCAGCGCGTGCTGCTGGCGGGTCAGCTTCAGCCCGGCCTGGCGCTTGAACTCCTCGAAAGTGCCAAAGTACTGGTTCCACGCCGACTCGGCGTAGGTGCCGTTGACGCGGTAGAAGTTGCGGCTGATGGCCAGGTCGGGATGCCTTTCAGCCAGATCGCGCAGATCCTTCACCACCTGGGCCTTGGTCGCCGTCTTTACCTTGGGGATCAGCGTCTCCGACATCGGCTCCGGGCGGTGCACCAGGCCGTAGTGGGGGATCTTCTGCTTTTCTTCCTTGACGGGCTTGGCCGCCTTCGCGGCGACGGTCTTCTTGGTCATAGGCGAGGCTCAGGGCCGCGTGTTGAGTTTCGAGTTCACCCAGTCGACGAGTCCATCGTGACGGGCAGCCAGTTCCTTGTAGAGACGCACTACTTCGAGGTCGTTTTCGGCGAACTCGCCGCCAGTGACAGCGGGCGCAGCAGGGGCAGCGGCTCCGACTTGCGCATCAGCTCCGCCGGCGGAACCAGAAGCAACTCCGGCGGCTGGGGCAGCACGGGCTTGGTCGAGCAGGCGGACAGACTCAGGATCGAGAACACACTGGCCCAGCAGAGGGCGCGAAGCTTGGTCATAGCGTTCGGTCAGGGGAAGGTTGGCCTGGGCTGCCAGGCGGGCGCGAAGCTGTGCCGCAAGGGCACGCTGTTCGGTGTTCTGGGCGGTGAGCTTGGCGATCAGACGCTGGTCTTCGGCCCGGGCGTCCGCGATGTTCTGGCGCAGCTGGTGCACCTGGCCAACTGCCTGTTCGGTTCGGGCCGCGTCGATTTCCGCCGACCTGGCGGCGTAGCCGGCCCGATGGCCATCCCAGTGGATGAGTACTCCGATTAGCGCCAGGATGCCGACAATGGCAACCGGACGCATGAAGCGCTCAACCAGGCCGAGAAGTGCCGCGGCGATCAAGCGCCCTTCTCCGGGCTCTGGCCGGACTGGTCAGGCGCCTTGATGCGCTGGGTGACGTTCCCGGTGATGTAGGCGGCCACGGTCGCGATGACGATGGTGGTGTACGCGTCTGCGTTCAGCTTGCCGAACCACAGCAGAGCAGTCGCGGCTGCGTGCGCGGCCACGGTCAGGAGAAACCGGCGACCGCCGATGGCGTCGAAGTTGACCTTCATGGGTTGAGCCCCTTGGTGTAGACGGCCTTGCCATCTACGAACTTGGCAGTGAGGACCTCGCCATCGTTCGTGCCGTCAGGGATGGAGATGTGGACCCACGTGCCCTCCCAGATCAGCTGACCGAACTTGATGCCGGACTTGGCGATGGCAGAGGCGATCTGTAGCGGCGTGCCGAAGCCCGGGCAGCGAAAGTCGGCTGCAGCGCCCCGAAGGTGGTCACTGGCCAAAGATCCACCGACCTCGGCGTTCAATCGTGGGCAGCGGTATCCGCTGGAGACCAGGATGGGTAGCCCACCCAGCAGCTTGCGAACTTCCTCCAGCAGCGCGGCAACCTTGAACAGGTTCTGCACCGACATGGGGTCGGGCGTGTTGTCGATGCCTAGGCGGACCGCTTTGTCGCTCTCGACGAACTCGGACAGGTAGAAGTTCGGGCTGAGTTGCACAGCACCGTTGCGGCTCTTGCGAATGACGCCCGGCATGCAGGTTCCTTACTTGATCAGCGGGGAGTTGGGGAGGTGATTCAGGAGCCAGACGACTCCGCCGCCGCAGGCGGCAATCACGGCCCACATCACGCGGGCCAGCCAGGTGGCTGTGGAGATGCGCGCCTTGTTGCGCTCGCCGTCGATGTGCATCTCCTTGACCACGTCTTCCACCGCAGCCAAACGGCTGGAGAAGCTCGCGTTGGAGGCCTTGTCGATGTCGGCCTGGTGCTGTCGCTCCTCGATGCGCTCGATGCGCTCCAGGATCTTGTTCGTCGTGTTGGTCAGCGTGGCCTGCCGGTCGCCCAGCACGGCCAACTGATTGATGCCGTCTGCCACCTTGGCGAGAACGATCTTCATTTCGTTCACGTCATTGCGCAGGTGGAAGAGCTCTCCGCTGTCAACGCGGCTTTCCGATCCCATTTTCTTGTTCTTCCCTGAGCGGTTGTTGTTTTATCAGTCAGTGCTGACTGATTATAGGGGCCGAGTCTATCGGGCTTCGGATGCAAGCGGTATAAGGATTCCAGGTTCACGGCCAGGTGATTGCGTTCACCGCCTCGATGGTCGCCGCGGCATCGATGGCTTGCCGGAGGGTGTCGCCGGTGTCATAGGCACCCTGCACCTTCTGGGCGAGCAGCAGGCCGACCTGAACGATCTCCGCGGCCGTGAACTCGGGCCGGGTGTCGTCGGCGAGCGTGAACCGAATGGGCGTGTCGAGGCCGAGAGCTGTCAGGTTGTTTGCCAGCAGAACAGCCTCCTTGATGCCCTCACGGCCACGAGCGTCCGAATCGAAGGTGCCGTACGGCGTGACCAGTGGGGCGTCGAAGATGGCTTGGCGGATTGCCTTCATCTCCGCCCACTTGCGCACCCGGGCACCTTCGATGCCGACCGCGGCGTCCTGTACAACGCTGCCGCCGGCCAGCACACCCTCCGCGATGAGCGCGGACTCCGCCGCGGGCAGGCTGGACACGGGCAGCATCAGCTCCCACATCCAAACGAAACCTTTCCCCGCCAGGTAGTCGGCCTCGCTGGGCCAGCTGGCGACACGCACCGTCGCATGGGTGTTGCCGAAGGCATGCACCGCATCCTTCAGCACGTGGAAACCCACGGTCGCGCCGTTGGGTGTGATAGTGTCTTTGAAGATCGGCATGTCGTCTCCCTAGTCGTAGTCCGCCGCATTGATGATGGGAAGAATCGCGCTCGTGACCCCATTGAACACGGAGAAGGTCATGGGCGCGTCTTCTGTGAACAGCCCGCAGTAGTAGGTCTTGCCATAGATGTTGGTTGCATCCCGACGGACGCAGCCCTCATAGAACTTGCCGTCAGAGAAGCCTGTCTCGCCAACTGGTGTCCAGAATTCGCCACCGTATGGCGCGACAAAGAACGCCGGCTTGCTCGGCAGGGTCGGCAGCGCGGTCGTGATCGTCGATGTGGTTCCGTACCCTGTCGAGGAGTTGAAAGCTGGGTACCCGACCGTACCTAGACCGGCCAACAGTAGGCTCTTGAACCCACTATCAAATGCCAGTGTGCCGTCCTGCTTGTAGACGCGCAGTCCGAAGGGATCGGAGCTTGCCGATAGTCCGGTGGTCCCGAAGACATAGCCCTCCGGTTTCGTGTAACTCGTGCCGGAGGGGTAGAACACGAGCAACGTTCCCACTTGGCTGCGAACCAGGCCATACAGCGATTCCGCAGACCCCTCGCCGAAGCTGTAGGACACAGTGCCCCCATTCGTCGGCAATGTCCAGAAGATGAGGTTCGGCGCGTAGGTGTTCGTGACGCTGAAAGAGTATTCGTCTGCCTTGTCGCCATTGGGCATCGTCAACGTGCGGATAGGCGAACCGAGCGTGATCTTTTGGACAAAGCGGCCGCAAGTGAATCGATCGTCCACAAGCAGTTCGCCACCATCGGTGCTGATCGATAGTCCGAAGCTCATACGGCGAACACCATCACCTTTGATGTGCGAGCCAGCGGGTAGCCCGTGGTGCGCCTGGTCAGCGTGAGAGATGGCGGGCTTCCCTGCGTCACAGTCAGTGAATGCCCTCCGGCACCCAGAACCATTGCCCGGATAACACGGCCGCTCAGGTTGGGATAGGTTGTGCCATCGAACGTGTAGGTCTGAGTCGTGTTGCCTCCCAGCGTATAGGTGCCGACGTAGACCCCTCCGTAGGTTCTATCACTGTTGAGGGTCATGACGCCGCTTGAGTTCCAGACTCGAATTCCATAGCTCACAGCGAAAGATCTCCCAGCTGAACACGCTTCACATTGGATGAGTCGTAGACTTTCATGCCACCGGAGTACAGCTCAAAACCCGCCCCTGTGCCGCCCGACCGGTTCGTGAGGAAGCCGATGGTCGCCGTGATGGCGCTCAGCTGGTTCACGTTCAGTCGGTCCGCGCCCACCGAGCCACGCACCAGCAGGTTGCCGTCAATCAACGCCGCGATGGTGAGCCAGCTGCCGCTGGAGTAGTAACGCGTCTGGGCGAAGGTTCCCGCGGTGGTGTACAGGGTGACCTCGTCGAAGTTCACCGGCGACAGACCGAGCGCGCTGATGGCAGCATTTGCCTCTGTGTCGCTCCACGCAGCGCTACCAACAGCGCGGCTCGTGCGCGTGGCACCGCGCGCACCGTTCGTCCCGTTCGTCCCGTTCGTCCCGTTCGCGCCGGCAGGGCCTTGCGGACCTTGAGGTCCCTGGGCACCAGTCGCACCGGTTGCCCCTTGGTCGCCCTTCGCCCCCATCGGGCCGAACTGAATCGACTTCGCGCCATCACCCTGCTTGACGAAACTGCTGTCCAGGTAGAAGCGGATGTTCGCGGCGACGCCCACGCTGCGCCACAGCACGCCGTTCTTGTAGTAGCGGACGGTATTGTTGTCGTAGGTGATCAGGAAGACGGTGTTCGCGTCGTAGGTGCCGCCGCTGTACCCTCCCCCGCCGCTCTCGTAGATGTAGCAGGTGCCGTTCTCGTAGACGTACCAGCAGTAGTCGATAGAGCCGTAGGAATAGTCAGATGCCGGGTCCGTGTTCAGACCCAGCATGAAGTAGCTCGCGCCCGACTTCGGCTGGAAGGAGCACCACGCGCCGTTGGTGTAGCTCTCCTGGCTCATCACCTGGGTGTTCCAGTCCCACGTGCCGTCCGTCTTCGTGCAGCTGGGCCCGTTCACCGACATGCCAGTGGACGGCACGAGCGTGAACAACCCCGTGCCCTGCTGGCCAGCGCGGCTCTTGGAAATGGACAGGCGCTTCGTCACCGACGTGTAACCCGACCGGGCAGCGGTGATGTCGACGTAGCCGCCATCCTCTGTAGCGCTCATCGAGTCGATGGTGACGGTTGCCGCGGAGATGGTGCTGCCCACCCCGCTGCTGTTGGACCGGGTGATGATCCAGTTCAGCGTGTCGTCTACGCCCGCCAGCATGACCGTCATGGTGGTGCTCGCACCCGCGTAGGTGGTCACGGTCCCCGTCGAATCGGCCGGCAGAGTGATGGAATCGTTCGACAGCGTCGCAGTGACCACCTTCACCACGTCGAGAGAGTGCGGGCGCCAGGCGTTCAGCACCTCACCCGCCTCGACCATGACCTGGTCGATGTGGATCTCGTCGTTGGCAACAGCCGGCGTTCCTGCGCTGATGTACAGACGACCATTGCCCTCAACGGTGCTTCCCCACTTGATACGGAACGCATAGCGCTGCCAAGAGGTCGTCAGGGCCGGATTCGCAAGCACATCCAGGGTCGCCGGCCCTGCATTCCAGGCAAGGTACATGGAAGTCATGGACGCGCCATTGACCTTCTTGGCCCAAAAGCTCACCACGTAGGTGGCGCCCGGCATCCATCCACCCTCCACACCTCCAATCCCAGTATCGAGATTGAAGGCGGTCAAAATCCCGAAGGTGCTGGTGGTCGTTGCAAGCGCCTTGAGGCCGTAGCCGGAGCCTCCATCAACACCAGTCGGCCGCGTGAATGCAACCGAGATGCTGGCATTGTTGTACTGGTTCCAGCCTTGTGGCCGCCCACCCGTGCCGGCAACCACGTCCTCCATGTTGCTGTTGCGAACAAGGTTCCCCGAGCCACCATTCAGGCCGTTGACACCGTTGACACCGTTGGTTCCGTTGGTGCCGTTGGTTCCGTTGGTGCCGTTCGCACCCGCCGCACCCTGCGCCCCCTTGGCACCCATCGGACCCAGGCGTGCACCGAGGACCTGCGAGTTCTGCTGGTACAACGAGCAGTCGAAGAAGAACTTGCGGCCGGGGGTCGAGTTGGTGCTGTACACCACGGTACCGTCGACCATGTAGCGGACGATGTCGTTGTCGTAGGTGATGGCCAGCACCGACGCCGTGTTGAACGATGCCGTGATCTCAGTCCGATAGCTGCCCAGCTCGTAGACCTGCAGCTGTCCGGACGATGCGTAGTAGAACGCGTAGTCGATCTGATGGAAGTCGGTCGACGGGCCCGGCGCCGAGCAAAGCCCTGCCATCACGTTGCCCGGTGAGGCGAACCGGAAGTTGACGTAGGCACCACCGGTGTATGCCTCCGCGCTGTACGCGCCGCCACCCCAGGTGGTGTCGCTGGCGGTCTTGATGACCTGGTCACCCTTCACCGTCGAGCCCGTGCGGGCCGTCAGAGTCAGCTGGCCCGGGAAGGGCTGCACAGGCACAGTCGCGAAACCAGGGTCGGCCTGGATGCCCATCACGTCTTCCGCGACGACCCAGACCCGGCGCGTGCCAACGGTCTCGAAGGTCATCGTGAACGACTGGGCGCTGCCGGCGATCACGGCATAGTCGGGCAGCGAACTCCAGGGCGTGGAAGTGTCCCCCACGGGGCTGACCCGAATGATGTGACGCTTGAGCGGCTGCGTGGTGCGGCAGTTGTTCCAACGCAGGGTGACTGAGCCGCCCAGCACCTCGGGAACCTGGAATGCCACGGTCGCCGGCTTCTGCACGACGATGTTCAGCACCGCATCGGTGGCCGACGTGACGCCCGGGATGTTGTGCCGCGCTCGAAAGGTCGTGGTGCCCAGCGGGAGGAACGGCAGCGGCGGCGTCTTCAGCAGCTTGCCCTCGAACACCGCGGTGCCGGTGTTCCAGCTACTGCCGCCTTGCTTCACCGTGGTGCTGAGCCAATCCTTGTCCGGCGGCGCGTCCCACTTCAGCTCGATCCCGAGGTCGGTGACCGTGTAGCCGAAGTTTTGAACGTCCCCAGGCGCCGTGACCTTGCCGATCACGGTGTAGCTGGTTTCAACCATCGCAGAGGCGCGCTCACTACGGTCTCGTGCGAAGACGCGGAACTTCAGCGTGTCGCCTTGGTTTCCGTCGACCGTCACCGCGCCCACATCGCGACCCACGTTCATGAACGGGCCACCGTTTCGGGACAGGAGCACCTCAGACGACCGGTAGGTCGGCTGGGTCGAATGGAAGGCGATGGTGATCTGCGGCTTCGTGATGGTGCCGAAGAGCACCTGCTTCTCGGTCACTCCGTCGATCACCGGAACGTTGACGACCGTCTGCTCGATGGCCGAGTAGTTGATCTCCGGCACCGTGCCGGCCGGGTCGTAGACGGCCTCGTTGTATTCCAGGGCGACGATGTCCCGGCGGTACTCGTGAGAGCCGCCGATCTTGCGAATGCGGAAGGGCTTCGCGATCTTGGCAGTCTCGCCGAACATCCACTTCGCGAACTGCGGGGGTGCGCCAGGCAGCGTGGTCTGCAGCGTCAGTTGCGTGGTCTCGAAGCCAGCTGAGTCACTGTCCGCATACGACATCGGCTGTGCGTCAGCCCACACCTTCGCGTCACTCAGGCCCGGCGCGACATTGGCATCCTGCATCGAGCTGGAGATCGTGCCGATGATGCGGTGGTTCGAGTTCGGCGTGAAGCCAACCCAGCCCGTCTGGTTGTCGTCGTACTGCCACTGGCCGCCTTGCTTCCGGGCGAACGCGAACGGCCGCATGATCCCGCCCTGAACATTGAAGGTGCCAGCGCCGTAGGTCTGCGAGCCATCCCACACGATCCAACCATCGAACGGTCCCATGTTCGAGACCAGCGGGCCATTGGGCACGGTCTTGGTCACACCGTCGACCTTGATCGAACCCGGCACATCGGCCGGGGTCGACCCGGTGAAGCCGTGGATGTACGCCTCGTTGTAGTTCGCGGGGCCCGAAAAATCGATGGCGTTCTTCTTGATCGCGAGCGTGGTGGACTCGGCGACGCCGTTGGTGACGCGGCGAGTCTCCAGCGCGTTGGTGTCCCAGAGCGTCCAGTTTGCGCCGGCGTTGATGCCGGTGCCGTCCTCGACAGTCACACCCCAGTCGGCGCCGGACTGGAACACGCCCAGGACCTCGACCTCGATGCTGGAGCCCACCTTCAGGCGCTTGATGTTGCTCTGACCGGCGAAGCCGTTCAAAACGACGTTGTTGCCCGCGCGACTCTTCACCGTGCCGGCGTAGCGCGCAACGGCATCGAAGTGCACGAGCGCTTCGTAGGTCTTGCCCGGCTTGAGCGTCACCGGCCGATCCAGGTTCAGGATCGTGCCCGTCGAGTCCTTTTCAAGGCGACCCGCATAGCCCCACTGGGGCATGTCGTGCTGAATCAGCACCACGTCGCCCACCGTGCAGGCGATGGCCTCGATGGGCGCCGAGAATTCCACCGTCCGAAGGATGTAGCGGTTCAGCCGCAGCATCAGCTCGGTCTCGTCCCAGGCGCGTTGCGCGCTGGTGATCCCCATGATGTTGACGGTCGCGGTGCGCTGCGGCGTGCCGGCGGCAATTGCCGTCTTGTCGGCATTGCGCAGCGTGCGGGTCTTGTAGTCGTTGGCCGCGTCGGCGAAGCTGATCTCGATCTCGTTGGCGCGGTCGCTCATGGAGAGCCAGGTCTCCTTGAACGTGCCGGCGATCATGTTCGCCACCGAGAACATCATCACGGGGTCTTCTTTGCGCTCGATAGCGACCGTGTAGCGCGTGCCCGTCTGCAGCAGCTGGGCGCGACCGCACCGGGTGACCTGCTGCACAGCGTCCCAGACATTCGTCTGGGTGTCGAAGATGCCGTTGAACTCCAGCTTGTTGGCGTCGCACCAGGCGGCCCACTCCTTCCACCGGACCAGATCAATGCGCGACATGGGCGCCCCGCCCCCGTAGCGCTTGTTGGTCAGGATGTCCAGCCCGATCCACGCGGGATTGCTCGACGCGCGGGTCTTCCAGCTGCTGGTCGCCTCGTCCCACACCGTGATCACGCGCCCGCCATTCAGGTGCGTGACGGTCGGCATGCTTGACAGCTGCTCAGTGAGCTTGATCTTCAGGCCCAGCACGGCCGTGTTGCGGTAGCCGACATCGTCCAGCGTGATCTCATTGATGTCGCTGACGTAGACGGCGTCGGACACCTGCGCGCTGGTGGACTTTTCGTTGTTGCGCTTGAAGCGCAGCTCATAGATGCCGGGAGGAAGCTTCTCGCAGAAGAGGCTGCGGCGGTAGGCCGTCCGCTTCGACGAGTTCATCTTGAACGTACCGGCGGTCTCGTAGGTCGGGACCGTGCGCATCGACCCCACGACCGGGCCGAGATCCCCGCTCACGGGCGGGTAGGCATAGATCACGCCGTTGCTGACGTACTCGTTGCCGGTGGGCACGTAGTCGGTCTCGTTCCCGTTCGGGAAGCCGTTGATGTCGAGTTCCTGGACCTTGTTGTAGAAGGGCTGCTGCGTGCTGCCGGGCACCACGTTGGTCGGCTGCATGCTGATCCACGGCACCGTGCCCTGCTTCCGGTACTCGACCGTCAGGTTCACCGTGACCTCGTTGTAGTCGCCCTTGTCGTTGACCGAGAACAGGCCATTGGGCGCAACGAAGTCGATCCGCACCTGGTCGACGATGGTCGACGTGGTGTAGAACTTGTAGCTGGTCGTCATCTCCTGGTTGAAGGAGGTCGGCACGATGGTGTCGGCGAACCACTTCGGCGGCTGCTGCGTGCCGGTGCCCAGAAGCGTGGTCTCGACCTCCACGTCGCTGTAGGCGGACAGCGGCTGGTCGTTGACCAGGATGTCCTTGATGAACGCAATGGGGCCTTCCCCACAGTTCATCAGCATGTACAGGTACTGCGTGTCGCCGTCGTTGACGACGTAGTTGTCGATGATGTTGCCGCCGTAGCGGAAGGTGCCGTAGGGCACAGGCACGGGCACACCCTCGGCGCTCGTGTTCTTGGCGCCGTCGATGCCGTAGGTCGCAGACTCCTGCCCCGTGGTTGCACCAGTGGGCGGCTTGGGCGGCGGCAGCAGCGCGTTGACCAGCATCGCGCCGGCCACGCCGGCGACCACCGTCCAGGCAGCTGCGCTCAGGCCCAAAACGCCCGCGCCGAACATGCCAGGACCCATCAGGGCGCCGATCTCGGGCGCGACGACCATCACCGCGATCATGGCCACCATGCGCAGGATGGACTTGCCATCGTCGCCGCCGGCCGGCCGCGGGCACTGGGTCACCCAGTCACCGTTCTCCACAGTGACGGTGGCCATCTCGTCGTGATCGACCACGCGGCCATTCAGCGTGTACACCAGCTCGACTTGGCCAGGCACGTCCGGGAACAGCTCCGCCAGCGTCGGCGCCCCATCGAAGTCGATGGTGTCGCGGGAACAGTCGCGGGGGTCCAGGGGATTGCGAATCCGGACCAGGTTCAGCGTTTTTGTTTTCATTGTGGGAACCGGTAGAAGCCCGTGATGCGTCGCTGCCAGTCTTCGACGCGCTCGACGGTGACGCCGCCTGACGCCTCCCAGGCATGGATCATTCGGCCGTGGGGAAGCAGGAACGCCACGTGCGACACGAGGGTCTGCATCTGGCCGTTGTGCCGGGTGCGCACGCGGATCGTTGCGACGGCGCCCGGGCCGGGCTTGCAGGGCGTCCAAAACGACACCTGCTCATCGATCAGCGACGCAATGTGCTGGTGGACGGTCGGGCTGCTGTAGTCGGGCACCTTCATGGCGCATCGACGTGCCATTTCCGCGACCAGGCCGTAGCAGTCGTAGACATCTGGGCCCCGCCCCTTCCACTGGAACGGCACGCCGACCAGGTCTGCGAAAGGAGCGGTGACGTTGGGCGCCGGAGCCAGCTCAGGAATAGCGATAGCCATTGCTGTTCAGGCCGGGGTAGGCGTGGAAGTTGATGGTGTTGTCGTGAGCTGCGCAGCCGTTGACGCCCTTGAGCGTCAGGTCGCAGCTGGTGAGAGGCCCGACGTACTTGCAGGTCAGGGGATCACCGAACCGGGCCTGACAGAAGTCGCGCGTCTGGCGCCGGCGCGGGAACGTCACCATGAGGGTGTTCTCCGCGCCGAGCTTGAACTGCTGTGTGTAGCCCACCGAGGTGGCGCCGACGATCTGGAAGTACTCCACCGCCTCGGGCTCGCCATCGAGAGCCGCGCCGTTGACGATGTAGAGCGTGACGTTGGAACCGATGCCCCCGCCGTACTGCTCCATGTAGCCCTGGATGGTCTGCGTGTAGTCGTTGACGGTCAGAGACACGTCCGCCTGCTTGCCGGCCTCCTGGGTCAGCGTGATGTCAAACTTGCCCGGCTCGTAGGTGTTGCCGTTCATCAGAACCGGCTCGCCGTTGTTCGCGATGTGCTTCACGGTGACCACCACGCCGGTGGTCGGATTCACGACCTCCAGGTCGATCAGGGCGAGAAAGGGAACGTCTGACGAGAGCCGATTTGCCTCGATGACGGTCGCAATGGAAAGTGCCTTGGTCATTGTTCTTCTCGGCAGGCAGAAAATCAGTCAGTGCTGACTGATTATGCCTGCTCAAGAGAGAACGAACAATCCCAACGCTTGGAGCTGCCGATGCCGACGTACTTGAACTGCAACGGATCCTTAAACCGCACCGTGTAGATCGCGCCATCGGCCGGGTTGGTCCAGTCGAAAGTGAGCGAGCCACCCTTGGTGGTGTTCCAGAAGTTGCCCAGCGTGGTCCGGTCGGCGTCCGTCAGCATCTGATAGGCAATCGGCCAGGTCCGCCGCGGCGCGCGGGTGTGCTTCGGGCGGGTGATGACGTATCCACCCTCCATCTCCGTGCGCATCGCCGGGTCTTCCAGCTGGATGCCGAACTGCTTGGAGTCGGGCAGGCTGCCACTGGGCAGGGTCGGGTATACGAGTGCTGCCACTTAGGCTCCCATGAGATTGCGCATGCCATCCCGGAACGGTCCGGGAGCTGCCGCGCCGGCGAGCACCACGTCCAGGATCATTTGCTTGCCGTCCATGCGCGGCTGACTGTGCTGGGCAGTCACCGGCTGGCCGGTCTGGTTGATGACGTTCACGACCACATTGCCCATGCCACCGCCGCCCTGCAGCGCGACCGGGATGCGGCGGCCGTCGGGCAGCGGCACGTAGGCCTCGTTCATGTCGCCTTCGCCGAAGACAGCCATCTGCGGGCTGTTGGCGATGCCGCCGGCGGCGTACTTCTTCAGCGGCACGGAGCCGAACGAAGACATGATCCCGCCGTCCTTGAAGCCGAAGAACGACATCGCCATCTGACCGACGGAGCCCATGATGTTGCTCATCGAGTCGGCGAGCGCCTTCTGCATCTGGATCTTCAGCAGGTCGGCCAGGATCTGCTTGACCAGGCCCTTCCACTCGAACTTGCCCGTCTCGACGGCGTTCACGAAGGCGTCGATGGTGGACTGCGACCAGCGCGCGGTCGCGTCCTGCATCTGCTTGGTCGAGTCCTTCCAGCTGTCGACCAGACGCTCCATCGGCGTCTTCAGCTTCTGGGCGTTCGCCCGGGTGCGGGCCTCCAGGTTTTCGGACAAGGCCTTCTCCATCCGGTCGATGGTTTCGGCACTCGCGCCGGCGGCCTTGGCCTCCTCGATGCGGTGGGTCATCCGCGCCTTGAACACGCGGTCGTCGTACTCCAGCTGAGCGCGCATGCGGTCGCGCTCATTCAAGATGAGGTCGAAGCCCAGCTTGTTGGTCTCGTCGACCATCTGGCGGTAGGGCTCGGCCAGGTCGATGGTCGCGAGCTTGCCGCGCACGCCGCCCAGGTTCTTCACGAACTGGTCGAACTCCGCCTCGGTCATTTGGAGCGCCGTGCGGATCTCCTGGCGGTTGGCACCCAGCTTGGCGACCATCTTGTCGAAGCCACCCAGCTTCCCGTCGTTCTTGGCCTCACCCAGGGGGTTGGCGAAGATCTCCTGGGCGTGCTTGAAGTCCTCCTCGATGCCCTTTGCCTGCGTCGAGATCTGCTTGGCGATGCCCAGTGCCTCCTTCAGGCGCTGGTTGCGCTCCGCCAGCTCCGCGGCCTCCTCCGCTTGGTCGGAGGACATCTTCCGACCGTCCTTGCCCTTCTCGTCGTACAGGTGCGCCTTGAAGCGCGCGGTGATCTTGGCCGCCTCGCCCATCGCCTTGTCGAGGTCGCCCATGTTCTGCTTGTAGGTTTCAAGCTCGGTCTGCAGCTCGGCCTGGTCAGCACGCAGGGTCTCCAGCAAACGCTGGGCGGGACTCATACCCTTCTCGGCGCCCGGCAGGATCTGGTTCTTGGCGTTGATCGTCTGGGTGGTGTGGTTGATCTCGTCGTTGAGAGCCGCCACCTCGGCGCCCAGCGCTTTCACGCGCTGGCGAGCGCCCTCCGCCTCGGGCGAGTTGCCATTCTTGGAGATGAACTCCTCCAGCGCCTTGATCGCCCCTTCGCGGGCGGCCAGCTGCTGCCGCAGACCCTTCGTGAAGGTCTCGGCCTGGGCACGGGTCGACTCGTTGACCGCGTCCTGGTATTCCTTGCTGTCCTTCTTGAGGTTCTTGACCTTGTCGGCGAGCGCGGCCTTCTGCTTCGTGATTTCGTCGCGCGTGCCCTTGTCGATCGCGTTGTAGACACGGTCCAGGGCCACGCCGATGGCCTGGGACTCGTCCCGGGCGTTCGACTCGTGCACCGACTGCTTGGCCTTGGAAACCGTGTCCTGGGCGCGCTTCCACTCGTCCAGGGCCAGCTGCTCGGCCGCGATGTCCTTCTTTCGCTCTTCGGCGGTCTTGTTCCGGATGCCGCGGCCCAGCTTCACGTAGTTGTCGGCCGTGCGCTTCTTCGCGTCCTCGTACGCCTGGCGGGCGGATTCCTCGTATTCGATGCTGCGCTTCAGGTCGTCGGCGTCGGCCAGCCCCATGCGGGCGCGCTTGGCGCGCTTGGCCGCGTCTTCAGCCGCGTTGCCCCACTTCGACCAGGCCCAGGCGCCGATGCCCAGCGCAACGGTGACCAGGCCGACCCAGCCCCCGATGGCGTTGAAGGCGAAGCCCAGGGCCGTCGTGGCGGCCGTCAGGGTGCGAGCGCCCAGGGACGCCACGGCCTGGGTCTTCTCCAGGTTGCGCAGCGTGCTGTTGGTCGCCTCGATCTTGCCGCCCAGGTTTTCGTGAGCGGTTCGCATCGAGTTGATCGTCTGAATGTTCGCGATCTGCACGTCGCGATTGCGCATGTAGGCGGCGTTCTCCTCCGCCAGCTGGCGCTGGAGCTTCGCGCGCTGTGCGTAGGCGGCGTCGAACAACGCGCCACCGCTGGTGGGCGAACCCAGGGCCCCGGCGCGGTTGATCTGCGCCTGGATGGCCTGCATCCGGGCTGCATGTGCCTCCATCTGCCGCTCGATGCCGGCCAGCATTACCTGGCGTCGCTCAATTGCCAGCGCGCGTTCCGCCTGCTCCTGCCGCAGGCCATCCACGACCGACTGGGTCTGCTTGATCGCGGACTGCCGGGCCACCTCCGCGGCATCGTTGGCCTTCTGCATGGCGCCCTGCCAGCCCACACGTACTTCGCCGATCTGCTTGGACAGCGCGCCCAGAACCGGCATGACCAGTCCCGTGTTGACCTTCATCAGCAGCCAGGCGCCGGCCAGCGTCGTGATCGCGCCGCCGTAGTCGTGGGCGACCTCGGCGAGGTTGCGCAGCGTGCGCACCGCGGTGCCCAGACCATCCCCGAAGGCGAGCGCAAAGCGCTTGAATTCGTCGCTCTTGAGCCCGTCGATCAGCTCGCGAACCACCTTCTTCGCTTCGTCAGCGAAGCCCGAGTCGGCGATGAACTTGGCCGACAGCTCCCACTCGGTCTTCAGACGCGAGAGCGTGCCGGACCAGGTGTCCATCATCGCGTCGGCCGCGCCCATGTTGTTGATGCGCATGCGCAGCAGCATCTTGTCGATGGCCGTGCCGGCGCCCACCGTGCCCTTGGAGACAGCCTTGGTCAGCTCGACCATCGACATCCCCATGGCATCGGCCATGTCCTGCATTGCCGTGGGCACCGCTTCACCCAGCTGCTGGCGCAGCTCTTCCATGGACACGACGCCCTTGCCGGCCATCTGCTGGATCGCGACGGACGCGCGCTTGAGCGTTTCGCCCGTGCCGCCGAACTTGGCAGTGGCATCGAGCAGCGCCCGCATGGATCCGTTGGTCGGGTCGATGCCGGCGGTCTTCATCTTCACGAACGAGTCCGCGATGGCGCCGATCTCGAACGGCACCTGCTTGGCGGTCTCGATGACGTACCGGAAGTTCGCGGCGCCCTCCGCCGCCTTCCCGGCCTCGGAGAGCTTGGTCGACAGGCCGGTCATGAGCACCTGCAGGCGCTCCAGCTCGCCGGCCGTCTTCAGAATGGAGATCGGCAGCCGCAGGAAGACATCGTTGATGTCCATCGCGACAAACCGCAGGTTCCCCATCGTCATCACGAGATGGCGGAACTTCGTGCTGAGGGACTCCTGCGAGTCCTCCAGCTTCTTGACAGACTTCGCCGTCTTGTCGATGTTGCCCTGGAACTCGCGCAACAGGGCGCCGGCCTCCTTGAAGGTGACCTTCATGTCCTTGTCATCGACCGAGAGGTTGATGACGATGTCGCCGGCGGAGATGCTCATTGGGCCTTGTTCTTTTTGTTGTCGGCGCCCCTACATGGCTCGAAGTTCGTTGAACCCTGCCTCGTCACGCTGCGATGTCATCTGAACAATCGCGTGGCCACTCAGCTTGATCGGCTGGGGGCTCAGCTTGGCGAGCGCCTCGTGCAGTTGCGTCGAGGCCGCTGGGTCCTGTGCGGAGGTGAACAGCTCCAGAAGCTCCTTCTGTTCATCTGCGAGCAGCCGGGGGATGCTGCCCTGCAGGTGCCAGAAGACCTTCATCGGCAACCCCATCACCTGGTCGTACGTCATGCGGAAGATCCGCATGACCCGGGCAACGAGGTAGCCGAAGTCAACCTCCTCGATCAGTCCGGCTTTTTTGCGGCGGGGCCCTCCGCGTTGGGATCTGCTTCGGTTGCCTTCTCGTCCAGCTCGCCGCGCACGAACTGCAGCATTGCGCCGATTGCCTCGACGGGCAGCTGACGCAGAGCGTCTTCGCCGACGGTCGGCAGTGACTGGCTCAGGGACTTGATCGCGAGGCCCAGCTGGTCGCCGAACTTGGCGTCCTTGTTGGCCTCCAGCTGCTCGGCAGCGTGCACGTTCTCGATGAACTGGTCGACGGTCAGCTCCTGGACGACGTGGTCCTTGCCGCCAAGAGTGATCGAGCGCTTGGGCTTCACCAGGGCGTCGATGTTCAGAATCTTCATGGGTCTCCTCCTGTGGAAACGGGGCTCTGCGGCCCCATGGTTGTAGAAACGTGGGTCAGTGATGACCCACGTCCCAGGTTAGACGGCCAGCGGATCGCCGACCGAGAACAGCTTCTGAGTCACGGGGTCCGGGTAGGCCATGAACTCGACGTTGAACACGCGCTCGGCATCCAGCTTGTAGGCAAACTGCAGGGCGCCCGGAGTCGCGGTCTTGTGAACCACGAAGTCATCCGAGTAGTCGGTGTCGGCCTTGGCCACGGGGTGCAGGCGCAGCTGCTTGGCGATGGCCAGCATGTCCGTGCCCGTGCCCACCACCACGTCCACGCGAGCGCGCGTCTCAGCGACGCCACCGGTGAAATTGGCGCCCGAGGCGGTGGCATTGGAGGTGCCGCCGGCCGCGAGGGTGAAGGCATTGCCGGCCGTGCCGGGGTCACCGCACTTGACGGTCGTCACGGTGGCAGTGGACGAGGCCAGCACACCACCGGCGGCCACTTGCAGCGGCGACAGGTTGATGGCCGCGGCCAGGTTCTGCAGGGTGTCGGCCAGCGTGGCGCCGATCTTCACCTCGTAGATCGAGGTTGGGTTCGTGGTCTTGAACGTGAACGCCTGGCCCGCCACCGTCACCGTCGCATTCGCGGACGGCTGGGCGGTGAACGTCAGCGTGCCTGAGGCTTGCACGCCGTCGGTCACGAGCGTCGCACCGGGCATGATGTTCACGAGGTTGCGCAGCGTGGTTTCGGCCATCGGCACCTTCACGTTGCAGGTACGGCCTTCGATGAACTCATTGATCGGCGTCTTGCCGAACTGGTCCACCTCGGTCTTGTGCGTCGACGTGGTCACCTGCACTTCGACGCCACCCTGGGTGAGGCCCAGGTCCTGGCTGTCGAAGTACACGCGGCACACGCCGAGCTTCACGTTTTTGGTACTGGAAGTCATCCCTTCTCCTTGTTCTTTTTCTGTGGGAGAGTCAGTCAGTGGTGACTGATTCTATTTGCGCGGCACCAGCCTTGGCAAGCAGACACTCACGTGTTGACGTAGTAGATGTCGAACTCCACCTCCGATTCCCAATACCCGCCCACCGAGCGCCGGTAGTTCGTCGGTTCGGTCTGGGGCAGCAGCTGCTTGACCAGAATTCCGGACAATTGCTGCTCCTGGCGCATGGTCAGCGCCTGGGACGCGTCGCGCGCCAGCTGCTCGCCGGCGACGATGTCGGTGTGCCGGGCAACCAGGCGAAACGCAGCGGTGATGTAGCCCGGCAGGTAGTGGTCGATGGGTGCGCCCGGACCGATCAGCAGGATGCCCTGCCGGCAGTCAGCGGGCATCTCGTGCACGAACAGCGAGGTGCCCTGGACACCCAGGCCCTGCGCCTGCAGGTATGTCGCGATTGCCTTCAGATTCACTCTTCCACCTCGATTCGTTGGGTGCTCATGGGAATGGAGCGACTGCTGTTGGTGACCCGGCGTACCTCTGCTGCCATGTCGCCCAAAAGCCCCTTGACGCCCTCCTTCACCGCCCGCGACAAGAACCGGCCGCCGACCTTCTTGCCGCTGGCGGCCTTGGCCGCGGAGCCCGGCCCCAGGCGGTAGTAGCGCTTCCCGCTCTTCGCGCGGCCGTAGGGATGCAGCTCCTCCTCCATGACGAAGGCGTAGTCGCCGACGACGCCCTCCCCGCTCTGCCGGACCATGTCCAGGTCGATGAAGACGACGTAGGAATTGCGGCCGTTGACCTTCAGAGTCTCGTAGTCGATGGACTTTTCGAGCTGCCCCGTCTTGACCGGCGCGTACTCACGCGCCAGGTCGCGGATCTTCATCGCGGTCCGGCGCATGCGCTCGCTCATGCCCTTGACGGCCCGCTCGCCGATCTGCTGCAGGTTGACCTCCAGCTGGCCGGGGTTGAATTTGACCTCCAGCGGCATGCGTCACACCCACGCTTCGCAGTGAATCTGGTTGTGGTCGAGCTTGCCCGCCACCGTGAACCGCGGATGCACCTTCACGACGCGCACCTTGTGCCCGAGCACGACCAGCATGTCGTCCAGGGCGATCTGCGTGGCGGCGACGGCCAGCAACACCACGTCGGCCACCGTCTCCTGGGCATGCCCGTGACTGGCGGCAGAGTCAGTGCGCACCGTGGTGTGCTGGTTGGAGAACTCCAGGCGGACCGGGGCAACCTTCTCGCCGCGGACCTTCGTCTGCACGGGTTGACCGTACACGTCGCTGCCAGTGCGCTTCCACACCTCGACTTCGAGGGTCGGAGTCATCCTTACCCCCTGTGGATTCGAGCCGTGAAGCGGACCCAGCGCTGCACTTCCTTCAGCGTGCGCTGGCTCACCCCCAGGTCCAGGGGCACGCTCTGGCGATAGAACTCGCTGGACTCGCCCACCGTCTTGGAGATCAGCGTTCGGTTGGTGCCGCCACCGCCCTCGTCGCCAGCCAGGATCGTGTCGGCCTCCAGCAGCTGTGCGCGCTTGAGCGCGGCCAGCATGGGCTGGTACAGGTTCGAGAGCTGCGAGGGCGTCAGGTAGCGCAGCCCGATGGGGCCGTACCGCCCTGCGAACTCGCCATCGACCTGCAGAATGCTCTGGGTGTCATCGAACTGCAGCGCGATGGGCAGCAGCATGATTCGGGTGTAGGCCTGAATCAGGGCCTTCTCACGGTCCTCTCGACGGGACTTCGTGTACCAGCCGGGAATCGTGTCGTCGACGAAATCCTCCGCCAGCAACAGCGCCTGGCTGTAGGTCTGGAACGAGTTGACGCCGAACGTCATGCCGGAGGCCGCACTCAGCATGACCGACTCGGACAGCAGGTAGGTGCCGCCGGCAGCCGTGACCTCCAGAAAGACTGTCCGGATGCCGCGGGTCGCCGGCGGCGTGAGGATGTTCAGCGCGCCCAGGACCGTGACGGTCACCTGGGATTGCGCCGGCACCTGGACCGTCACTGGGGTCCACGGCTGCAGTTCGGTCTCTGCTTCGTCGACGACGCGGAATCGAAGCGCCGTGGGCACGAGAACCGCGCCCGCCTCGTCGACCAGGACGAAGTTGACATTGGCCGGCTGGCCGGGCACGAAGTTCTGCATGGCCGCTCCTTACTGGGCAGCGGGCTCGCCGGTGCCAGGGTCAGCCGCGGGTGCGCCCTGGGCTTGCTCAGCTGCAGCCTTGGCCGCAGCTTCGCTCTCGGCGACCAGCTTCGCGTCAGCTGCCACCTTGGCGGCCTCGGCCTGCTTTGTCAGGATCTGGCCGATCAGCTCAGCGATGGACGTGCCACGCAAGCCGCGCGGGCCCGAGATGGCGCGAATCGCCTTGATGCCGCCTTTGTCAGCCTCGGCAGCCAGTTCGTCAGCGGTCCAGACCTTCTCGTCGGCCACCACTTGTACTTGAGCGGCCGTGACCACGGTCTCCACCGGAGCGGGCTTGTTCTGCGAGTCCAGAATCAGCTGTGCCACCGACGGGTTGGAGTTGTCGGCGACGTTCTCGATGGCCACCAGCGCCGCCAGCTGGGCGGCGTCGGCCTTGCTCAGCTCATCGACGGACACGCCATCCTCGAACTCGTGGCAGCCGAACAGGCCGGTGTAGCCGGCCCACCCAGGCTCGACGATCTTGATCTTCATGCTTTGCGTTCCTCTCTGTTCATGGAAAAACAGGGGCGTGGCGCCCCTGTTTGTTAGTCACCACTGACCCACACTTTTAGATGTTGGTCACACCCGACAGGCGAGCCATGGACTTCGTGCTCTTCAGGGCCAGGCCGCAGTACCACTTCAGGCGGGTGCGGACCGCGTCCTTGTTCTGCACGGTGCCCACGGCTTCGACACGAATGCCGGCAGCGGAACCGCCGTACAGGCCATGCAGACCGTCCAGCTCGTTCGCGCGGACCGCGTACACGGAGCACAGGTTGGTACCGGTGCCCAGCGTCTCGTTGGCCGGCAGGTAGTCGTTGATGATGATGGGCACGCCGTTGTGGGCGAGAACCGGCACGTCGAAGTTCGGGTGCTGGATCATCGCGCCGGTGTTGCCACCGGCAGCGCGGAGCAGCGCCCAGTACGCCCGGCGGGTGCCAGAGCGCATCATCAGGAAGTCCGGCTTGTTGGGCACCTGGTCGACCAGCTGGTCGAGCAGGCTCAGCGTGAGCGCACCGCCGTTGGTGGCCACCGGGATCGTCTGGGCGCCGGTCGTGAGCACCTTGATGCCGTCGAACTCCTTGGTGTTCACCGAGTTGTCGCCAGTGGCAACCGAGGCTTGGAACTGGCGACCCATGGCCTTCGCCTTGAGGGCGATCTGGGTGGCCAGCTGGTCCTCGGTGTCCGACATCGTCTCGGCGAGGAACTTGTCCACGTCCACGTCACCGATCAGGATGCGCAGCTTGGTCACCACTTCGGTGAACGTACCAGCGTCCTCGGTCACCGTGTCGTTCGGGTCCAGGTAGGACACGGTCGGCAGAGCGTTCTCGCGCTTGTAGAGGTAGGCCTTGCCCGACACCTTCTCGAACGGAAGCAGCGAGAACATCTCGTTCACGGTGATGATTTCTTCGACGATGCCTTGAACGACATCGTTTTGCGACAGCTTTTCAGCTTCGACTTTCAGCAGCGGCATCTTTTTCTCCTTATTGTCTGCCTGCGTGTGTCAGTACTGACTGAGTTTATACGCGGGCCGTTTGCTTGCCAAGTGCCTTGAGCCCGGAAGCGATCTTCTCGATGGAAGTCTTGGACTTCCCACCGGTATCGCCACCAGCCTGGCGGGCACCCTTGTTGTTGGTATTGCTGCCGGAACCGGGGCGCACCTTGGAACGAATCAGGTGGTCCTTGTCCGGGTCGGCCTCGACGAGCTTGCGGAGCGCTTCGTCGAACGACAGCACGTTGCCAGCGGCATCGACCAGCTTGGTGCGTTCGCTTGCACCAGCGGGCTTGTCGAAACCGACGACCTTGCCATCGACGAACTCGAAGTGCGAGCCGTAGACCACTCGGGCCTTTGCCGGCGTCAGCGTGAGGTCCTCAGCCACGAACTTGGAACCGGTGAAGGCGCTGCCCACCGTCATGTCCGCAATCTGCTGGCTCAGCGTCTTGGCCGCGGCCTTCGCGGCTTCGATCTGCTGCTCCAGGGCACTCTTCTCGGCCGTGTGGCGTTCGCCCATCTGTTTCACCAGACGGTCGTATTCGCCACGCGCTTCGAGTCGCTTGTTCTCGGCTTCTTCTTGCTCCTTCAGGAGCGCGCGAATCTTGACCGGATCGATCCCCTCGAAGTCCTTGAGGCGAGCTTGCGCTTCGGCAGCTGCCTTCTCAGCCTTCTCGGCCTTCTCCTTCTGCTTCATCACGTCCTTCAGCAGCGCCGCTTCCTTGTCGGACAGCGCGCTTCGGGCAGCTTCTGCCTCAGCTGCGGCCTTGTCGGCAGCCGCTTTGTCAGCTGCAGCTTTGTCAGCAGCGGCCTTCTCGGCTGCGGCTTTCGCTGCAGCGTCGTCACCACCACCTCCGCCACCGCCAGAGCCCTCGGTGCCGTCATTGGCAGGGCCCATCAGCTTGTGAAGATGCATCAGTCGTTGAATACGGGTCATTTTTCTTTCCTACGGCCAGTCGCTCGGCCTGGGTTGGTCATGTGCGGGCGCGGTCTCTTGGCCCACTCTTCTAGGCCGCCATTTCCTTGGCGGTTTTCTGTGTGCCGGCAGCCTTGACGGCGCCGGCCGGCTTCTTGCCGCCAGGTTCGGCGGAGAGACTGACGAGTGCGTCAGCCGTCGGTGTCCACTTCTTGATCGCCTCGTCGAGCTTCTTGGCCAGCTCCTTCGAGGCGGCCGGGAACAGCTTGGCCGCGACCGACTTCATCTGCTCCTGACGGAACTCATCCGGGGCGCTCAGCAGGCTCAGGCGTGCGCCGATCTCGAACTCGTCGTAGAGGCCACGGGTGTCGAAGTCACGCGGGTAGACCACCAGGTCTTCGACGGCGGAAAGGCGCTCTTCTTCCCCTGCCCACAGGGCGACCATGCGGGCGAGGCGCTTCTCGGTCACCTCCAGCGCGTCGGCCTTGGCCGTCAACAGCGTGTTGACCTTCTCGAAGTCATAGGCCTTCGCCACGCCCGAGGCGTTGTCGATGCCGCCGCCGTTGTCTTCCTGGGTGCGCTCGCCGGCCAGGCCGACGGAGTGGTAGATCTCGTTGATGATCTTGCCGATGGCAGTCAGGATCAGCTGCGCCTGGCGCGGGTCCGGGCTCAGGTACTCGGGCTTGCCGCCGGCTTCGCCGTTGTAGAGGAACACCCGCTTGGTCGCCATGTCGACGACCTTCCCGTAGGCGTCCTCGCCGGGCAGCAGGCCCTGCGCCGGCATGGCCAGCTGGCTGAAGGTCTGGTCCTGGATGATGGCGTCCAGGTTCGAGAGGTAGTTCGCGTTCGCGCGGTCCAGGTAGGCGATGTCGTCGATCAGGCCGGCGCTCTCGTAGGACTCCTCGCTGAAATTGTGATCGGCCTGTACCACCGGGACCTCGCCCAGGTAGTGGTTGCCCTCGTCGATCTGCACCACGCGCTTCTTGCCGCGGACCTCTTGCTCCTCGAAGAGGTACCAGGCCAGGCGCGTCCAGAGACGGTATCGGGGAATCCAGGCTCCGCTCGACTCATAGGGGTCTTCGTCGTCGCGCTTGAACTCGCGAATCAGCGCCCAATTCATCTCCCCCATGTCGTCGTAGGAGATGTCCAGCATGTCCTGCGGGCGCACGATGTAGGAGTAGATCCGCACGTCGCCGGCCTTCTCGTCGGCGACAGTGATCGTCCCGCCCTCTTGGGCTGTCGAGTCCACCACCAGCCACACGCGGCCGTACTTGCTGGTCGCCGTGGAGATGCGCTTCGCGAAGGTCTCCATCGGAAGGCCGGTCAGCGTCGCGCGCTGCCAGAACGCCTGGACCGACGCAGGCGCATCCGTGGTCTTGCGTGCCACGGGCATCTTGAACAGGTACTTGTCGACCAGGTCCACCACCTGCTTCGTGTGGTTGAACCGGTAGGCGCGCGAGACGCGCTCGGCGTACTCGGTGTCGCCTTCCTTGATGTACCGGAAGATGTTGCCTGCGAACCATTCCCGGCCGCCCTCGTAGGTGGCCTCCAGGAAGTCCCAATGCGCAAGCCGGCCTTCGTAGGCTGGGTGGCGACGCTTGACGAGTTCTGCGAGCTTGTCTTTCATTGTTCTTATAGGCAGACGTGCGGATTATGTGTCAGTACTGACTGATTCGCAAGGTCAAATGGACACACCCAGGACCTCGACCTTCCGGACCGGGAACTCGAACTCGATGCAGTAGCCTGCGGCGTCGGCCGCGTGCTCCACGCCGGCGCTCTTGTCCACGTCGCGGGTGCCGGGCACGTACAGGGTCTGTTCCAGGGCCTCGATCAGCTTCTTGCACCGCGGATCCACGTACATGCGAATGTCGCCATTGGCGGCCTTCAGCATGCGGTTCACGGCGTTCACGCGGTCGGCCACCTTCGGGTGCTTGCGGCGGTACTTCTGCTTCTTGAAGCCGCGGGCGCGAAAGATGTCCAGGTCCGACTCGCCGCGGCCCTTGGTTGAACCGTAGGCGCCGGCCGGGTCGGGATAGATCACGATCTGGTCGATGAACCGCCAGTAGCGACGCTCCAGCTCATCGCACAGCTCGTCCGTGTTCGACGCCGGCAGGCAGATCTCGTCGATGGCCCACAGCTCGCCATTGCGCTGCTTCTGGAACACCACCGAGGACATCGGGTCGATGTTGAAGTCCTGACCGATCCAAATCGGCAGGTTCGGGTTGAATGCGAGCGGCTTCACGTGGACCTTGCGGTCGAACGTGTAGTACACCCGGCCGCTCATGGTCTCGAACGAGGCCTCGAACTCCTGCTTGAACGACTTCTCGTCCATGTCGGCGCGGGCTGCCTCGATCTCGTGCTCGGGGATGAACGGCGACGTGATCGTCGGGAACTGCCAGCTCTCCCAGGCGACCTTGTCCTCCTTCTGTCCGGTGGCCCACAGCTCGTAGAGGAAGTTGTACGCCTTGGGGGTGCCGATGAACAGCGCGTGACCGCCGGTCGACGCGAGCGTCGGGCGCAGCACCTTCGTCCAGGCATCGGGGTCGATGTCCTGCACCTCGTCCATGACGAGGTAGTGGATGCCCACGCCCCGCAGCGAGTCGGGGTTGTCCGCGCCCTTCAGCTCGATCTTCGAGCCATTGACCAGCGTGATCGTTAGGATCGTCTCGTTGTACTTGCGCACCCAGCGCCGCGGGATCGCCTCCACCAGCTCGGGCCACATGATCTGCTTGGCCATGCGGTAGCTCGGCGCCACGTACCAAATGAGGCGCTTGGGCACGCGAGCGAACTTGATCAAGCACACCTTCGCCAGCTGGGACTTGCCCCAGCGGCGGCCGGCGACCACGACCTTGAATCGCTTCTTGCTCGCGTACACCGCCATCTGCTTGGCGTGCAGGAACAGCGTGTTGCGCGGCGGCCGGAACGCCTCGCGGATCTCGTCGGAGGCAGTCGCGAGCGCGCTCGACACCGCGCCCGGGGTCACCACGGGCTCGACAGTGCCCAGGCCGAGATCGAGGGACACTTACACCCCCTCCTCGTCGAGCATGCCAGGATCGGCATCGAGCGCGAGCGAATCGTCGCTCTGGTCGCGCAGTTCGTTCACCTCGCCCTGCGTCAGCTCGCGCACGGTCAGCTCGGGCAGCTCCTCCATGTCCTTGTTCTTGTCGGCCTCTTCGACGCTCAGCAGGTCGTACAGCTCCTTCCGGGACGTGCCGATGATCTCGCCCGCCAGCTTCAGGGTCTGCATCGTCTCCTTCAGGCCGGCCAGGTCGAGACCGGCCTGACGCGCACGGACGATCTCGGCCCACGCCAGCTTGGCGATGCCCGAACTCATCTTGAAGTACTCGTCCTTGGTGGCGGCGATCTTGGCCAGGTGCTCCTCGACGCTCGACAGCGCCCGTGCCTCCGCCTTCTCGGCCATCTTCTTGGCAATCTCGGCCGCGGCCTCGCCCTTCTTGGCGCCCACCTTCTTGAACAGCCGGGAAAACGTCTCGGGCCGCTTCTTGAACTTCTTGGCCAGGTCCTCAAGGGTGCACTCGCCCGCGCGCCACATGGCGACGGCTTCGGCCTTCTGGGTGACGGTCAGCCCCTTCGAGCCGGGCTTGCGTCCACCGCGGGAACCTGGGGGCTTGGTCTTGGGGTCCGCGACAGCGGCTGGCGTGCTCATGCGTCCTCCCCAAAAAGGTGGCGGGCACCAGGCCCGCCGGTTTGGAGGACTTCACTTCGCAGGAGCAGGTTGGATTCTCCCCGCCCGGGGCCCAAAGAGTCAATCAGCGCTGACTTAGCTTTCTGTGAGCGTCCGCTAACTTTTTCCCATTTGATCATTGATCTCTTCTCTTCTTTTTCTTCTTTTTGGAGGTGTATATATCTGGGAAACAGCAGAAAACGCTAACTCGTCGATTTCTTCTTTGAAATCATGCACTTACGAGCGATCCCGGGACGAGTTAGCGTTTTCACACTTTCAGGTCCCGAAAGGACGGAATCTCCACCTCGAAAGTGCTTACAGGAAGCCCCGGGAGGACCGACTTTTCACCTTCCACCAGCTCAGCACGGGCTGAGTCGATGTCCCCTTTTTCGGGAGTCGGAACAGGCCCGCGGGGGTCCAGCGCCAGCATCCCGGCTGGCGTGATGCGGTAGCAGATTCGATGGCGCCCGCGCCGCATCACGGTCTCCGTCTTCTCCAGCACCTTCTTCGCGATGCAGGCCCGGATCGTGAACTGGGCGCTTTGCTTGGACGGCTGCCAGCTGAGTCGGTCCAGCAGCTGGTCGAAGTCGATGTGGCCTTCGCCCGCGGGATTGCCCGCCAGGGCGAGCCGGAGCACTTCAACCTGGTACGCGGTCAGTCCCCTCATTTCGGCACGCTCCAGACCCGCGCAAGGGGCTCCGTTGGGCCCTGTTCATCGAAAGCAAGCAGGGGCATGCTGTCGGGCAGCGGGCCCTTGTCGACGGCCAGCCAGACCCAGTAGACCGTTGCGGAGAAGATCAGCTGCATCACCTCCTTCAGCACGTGCCCGATCTCCAGCCCGTCGATGCGGCTCATGCCCAAGTCGCGCTTGTCGCCGCTCTTCTCCATGGACGACCAGCGGTAGTAGAACTCCCGCAGCTTGCGTTCCAGGAACTGGCGCTCACCGTCGGGCTTGGTAGCCAGCTCGGCGGCGATGGCCACCACGTCGTAGGGCGAGGCCTTGAAGTGGCCGGCCAGGAACCGGATGCCCGCTTCGAGCGCGCCGGCGGTCTTGGGCTTGGTGAAGCGCATGCCGGCCTTGATCGAGAACGGATTGAACCGGCCCATCGAGCTGACGCTTTCCACGACCTTGTAGCCGTGCTTGGCGCAGTACATGCGGTAGGCCAGGTTCTTGAACCGGTACGCGATCCCGCCCGACCGATACATCGTGTCGAGCACCGTGCGGTTGTTCCAGGTCATGTTCGTGTTGATCCAGCGCATGCGCGTCTGGTTGACCAGCTTGTTGTCGCGGCCGTTGACGTTGGGCTTCAGGTGCGGGAACACCTCGTTGCGGCCCTTGGACAGCGGCTGCGGGTTCGCGAAGACCATCACGCCGATCAGGCGCTCGGCCTGGCCGGGCTCGCGCAGCACGCAGCGCATGAAGCGGCTGCCTGCGGCCAGGCTGTGCCCCTTGTAGTGCAGCTCGCACAGGGCGACCCAGTCGGCCTTGCTGCCCCACTCCACGAAGACGTGCTTGAGCAGCGACAGCTGGTGGCGGCCGGCGTCCGGCCGGCGCGTCACGCGGGTCTCGTTGTCGACGGCGGGGTCAAAGAGCATGGTTGATCGGCTCGTTGCAGACGGGGCAGTGGAAAGTGATGAAGTCGCCGTCTCGGTGGTCCCGCGTCACGGTGCCTTCCTTGCGAAGGAATTCG